GCCCTTGGCGCCCACCAGTTCCCAACACAGCATGAGGCACGGCGCGCAGTCAGCACCGGGCCCATATCACGCCGCGTGATATGCCCACCAGGTCGTTCCGACCTCTGCACTCAGCATCTCCTCCGCGCCCACCAGGTCGTTCCGACCTCTGCACTCAGCACCAGCCACCAGTTCCCAACACAGCATGGGGCACGGCGCGCAGTCAGCATCGACCCCGGCCGAGGCCATATCACGCGGCGTGATATGTTACCGGCGCCTCGATTTCGATCTGTTACCGGCGCCTGGCGACGATCTGTTACCGGCGCGCTCGCGCCAATCTGTTACTGAAGCCCCGATTTCGATCTGTTACCGACGCCCTAACGGTGATCTGTTACCATATCACGCGGCGTGATATGTTACTGGCGCCCCCGACTTCGATCCGTTACCGGGACCAATTTTCGATCTGTTACCGAAAAATGGACAGCGATCTGTTACTGAAGGGCGCGAGGCGATCTGTTACTGAAGCCAAATTTCAATCTGTTACTGGGTCGTGCCACTTGTGGTTGTGCGCACGGCGCAACCGGCGGGCTCGATCTGTTACTGGAGCACTCGGGCCAGGTGCCCTGTAAGTCATTGAAAACAAACGATGTGCAGTATATTGCGCTTGAAACAAAACTAGCTAAGTCCTTGAAAAGTCGAATCTGTTATCGTGAGGAACCAAATGTTACTGGTAAGTCCTTGATTTCATTATACTGTTCATATGTTACTGGACTGGAGATATACCCCCCCAAAATTTTCGGCCAAATGCAACATCGAAACGGCGAAGCTCGCACAACCTGCGGCTGAAAACAACCGCAGCGGGAAAAATCTCCAGTAACACAACCGGATCAAAAAAAAAGTCGGGATAATATTCCCCAGATAGTAACAAAGTAACTTTATACCTACCTACTTGATTTTACTACACTTTCTCAGTTTACCCCCTCCCCCGAGATCCCTGCGATTTCAAGGCCTTGCGCAATCTGTTACGTGCATCCCATTGAAAACAAAGTAATGTTAGCGATTTCAAGTCGTCCAGTAACGTTCATAACAGTTCACATGTTAAGTTCGTTTCTTTTCAAAGACTTAGCCGGTTTTGAACGTTATTTTCGAGGTGCCATCAATCTGTGGCCGTGCCTAAAAAACTATCAGTTTACGAACGGCACATTTCAATCTGTTACTGGACCCCCCATTTCGATTTGTTACTGGCGCCGAGGCGCCGCTGCATATCACGCCGCGTGATATGCCCCGCGATGCGGTGCTACGCTGCGCCAAGCGGTGCTACGCTACGCCGAACCCTATGCACGTATATTGTTCAGGGTTATTGACATTTAACACATATTATGCTATGCTGTAAGCATGATCGAGGATTATGCCCCGGTCCCGTGCCTAACCCATATCACGCCACGTGATATGCAGCGTCGAGCGGCGCGAAGCGCCAGCAAGGAGAGAGAAGATGATCGTTCACGTCCGCCTGCCGCGCAGTCAGCCGCGCGGCGCCAGCCCCGAGGCGAAGGCCGCGCATGAAGCCTGGCTCGAGGCCCGCGGCATTTTCGTGCCCGTGCTGAAGAACCTGACCTATCGCGTCGAGCGCCCTGCCGACATCGGCATGGGCGGAACCCGTGCCACCAACAACGCCGCGCCCATCGTGCGCACGTCCGACCGGGTTCCGCCCATGCCGCGCAAGGCCGAAGGCGCCGAAGGTGTTCGGCACATCAAGCTGCCGCCGCTGCCGGAGGCGCCGCCTGCGACTGCGCAGGCGCCGCTGCATATCACGCCGCGTGATATGGCGCCGAAGGCGCCGAAGGCGCGGAAGCGCCGGAAGGCGAAGCAGCCGGTGCACCTGACGCGGGAAGCGTTCGAGGACATGCTGCGTGTCGACCGCTTGCTGCCGCCTGCCGACCGCACGCTGCTGCGCGCCACGAAGGACGAGCCGCACGATTACATCGTGCAGATGACCCCGACCGTGACGCTCTACGTGCGCAAGAAGAAGTGAACCCCGGCTGCGCCTTGCGGCGCAGCCGTATCACGCGGCGTGATATAGGAGAGAAGAAAATGACCACGAACTACACCACCGGCGCCCACGGCGCCTTCACGACGATCACCCTGCCGGTGCCCGAGCACTGGCTGCCCGCCCTGTTCGGTGTCGCCGATGTCGGCGACGCGGAGCGCCGCGCCTTTACCGCGTGGGCGCAGGAGCTGCGCGAGATGGGCCCGGTGTGGAGCATCGGCCTGGCCGCTGGCCCCGCCGGTGCCGAGCCCGAGCGGTTCTTCGCGTGGGACCACGAGGGAACGCCGTACGGCGTGGACGGATGCATGTGCTACGACGTGAATATCACGTGGCGTGATATGTAACACGCCGCGTCGAGCGACGCGAAGCGCCAGCGAGGCGTGAGCGTGATATGTAACACGCCGCGTCGAGCGACGCGAAGCGCCAGCGAGGCGTGAGCGTGATATGTAACACGCCGCGTCGAGCGACGCGAAGCGCCAGCGAGGCGTGAGCGTGATATGGAGGAGAGAACATGAACAGCAACAGCAACGGCATCGGCAACGGCCACGGCAACGGTCGCGGCTACGGCTACGGCTACGGCTACAGCTACGGCAGCGGCTACGAGTACGGCTACGGCTACGGCAACGGCCACGGCAACGGTCGCGGCAACGGCAGCGGCAGCGGCGACGGCCACGGCCATAGCAACGGCAGCGGCAGCGGCAACGGTCGCGGCCACGGCCACGGCTACGGCGACGGCAACGGCAACGGCCACGGCCACGGCCACGGCTAAGAAAGAGGAAAGAACATGAACAGCAACGGCTACGGCTACGGCTACGGCAACGGCAGCAGCAACGGTCGCGGCAACGGCAGCGGTCGCGGCAACGGTCGCGGCAACGGCAGCGGTCGCGGCTACGGCAACGGCAACGGTCGCAGCAACGGCAGCGGCAACGGCGACGGTCGCGGCTACGGCTACGGCGACGGCAACGGCAGCGGTCGCGGCGACGGCAACGGCGACGGCAACGGTCGCGGCTAAGCAAGAGGAGAGAACCAATGGAAAGACTTGCAGCAGACCTGATCGGGGCCGAGGTTTTGGTCCGTTCGAACGACAGCGGGGTGCATTTCGGTACCCTTGTCGCTGTCAGCGGCACAGCCGTGCGGCTCAAGGACAGTCGCCGGCTGTACGTGTGGAGCACGGGCGGCCACGGCCTCAGCCTGTCCGAAATCGCCATCTTCGGCATCAACCACAAGGAGAGCAAAATCACCGAGACCCTGCCGGACCTGATCGTCGCCGGCGTGTGCGAGATCATACCGTGCGCCGGCCTGGCCGTCGCCACGATCCGCGGCGCCGCCACGGCGAAGCCGTAGGCACAACCGGACCCGAAGGGAGAACATGAACATCAACGGCTACGGCAACGGCAACGGCTACGGCAACGGCAACGGTCGCGGTCGCGGCTACGGCCGCGGCAACGGCGACGGCTAAACGAAAGGAGAGAACATGGACAAGTATGACGCTCTGAAGTTGATCGGCAAAGCGATGACCCACCCGGTCTACGGCCTGCCCCGTTACGGGATGCAGGCGCGGCGCCGTGCGAGGAAGCAGCTGGACCCGAAGCGCATCGACGGCATCGTGCGCGATGCCGTCCGCGCGGTGGCGCCGGAGGAGATCCGCAACGCGATCTACAACCCCGAGGCGGCCCACTACCTGCACCAGAACATGGTCAAGATCATGGTGGACGGCACCTGCATCTACACCTGCCGCCGCGTCCTCGGGATGCCCGAGACGCTGCACCGCGGGCCTCTGCACGTCGAATTGGCCACTCCGGTCTACAATGGAGACCCCGTTGCGGTGGCGGTCTACACTGCGTTGGAGCAGGCCGGGGTGATCGACCGGGTCGAGGTCATCGCGATGTTCAGGAGGCTCCATCCGCTGGCCGTGAGCATCGCCGGAACCGCCCCCGATGCCGATGCCGAGATCGACCCCGAGCAGCTGCTCGCTGCGCTGCCGGAAAAGCTGAAAGCGCATATCATGTGACGTGATATAGAAGGAGAAAAGGAGAGAACATGGACAAGACCACCCGTGACCGCGCCTGGCGCCGCGCTCAGCGCCAGCGTGCCATCGCCCACGCCCTGCCCGTCATGCGCCGCTTTTTTGGCTCGGCCGACATGATGACCAAGGCCCTGCGCTGGGCCGACAACCTGCGGAAGTGCTCATACCCGATGTACAAAAGCGACAAGTGGCACGACAGCCGGCAGCTCCGCCGTGCCGACGCTGCGCTGCGTGATCAGTACGCTGCCGGCTGCGCCACCACGGCGGAGCCGTAAAACAAACCATATCACGCCGCATGATATGCGGCGTGATATAAACCCACCTGACGGAGAAAACCAATGGACAACGCGACCGGCTGCGCCGGCACCACGACGGAAAACAAAACCCCATATCACGCCGCGTGATATAGAAGGAGAAAACCAATGGACAACGCGAACATCTACAGACTGAACCACCAGCAGACCGTCGACCTCATCAGCCTCGTCGGTCATAAGAAGACCGTGCTGGTGCTCGGCCACACCGGCACCGGCAAGACCGCCCTGCTGAGGATGCTGGCCGAGCGGCACCCGACGCACCTGCCGATCTACTTCGACTGCACCACGAAGGAGGCGGGCGATCTCATGCTGCCGCGCATGAAGAACGTCGGCGACAACGACTATGTGACCTTCGCCACCAACGAGGAGCTCGGCCTGCATCTGCAAGACACCCCGAGCATCATCATGCTGGACGAGTTCGGCAAGAACAAATCCATCATGAACCCCCTGAACCGCTTCATTCTGGAGCGGCAGATGGGGCGCTACAAGCTGCACCCGGAGTCGATCCTGTTCGCAACCTCGAACCTCACTGCCGAGGGTCTGGGCGACATGCTGCCTGCGCACACGCGCAACCGCATCATCGTCGTCGAGCTCCGCAAGGCGACGGCGGACGAATGGGTTATCTGGGCCATCAACAACGACATCGACCCCGTCGTGGCCGGGTGGGTGCGGGAGAACCCGCACTGCATGCAGGACTTCAGGGAAATCAAAAACCCCGAAGACAACCCGCTCATCTACCACCCGCGCGCCGTCGGGCGCGACGGTTTCGTCACCGGCCGCAGCCTCGAGACGGCCAGCATGCTGGTCAAGCTGCGGGATCGGATGGACAGCCACACCCTGACTGCCGCCCTGATCGGAACGCTCGGCACCCGTGCCGCGCTGGACATGCAGGCGTTCATCACCCTGGCCAACAAGCTGCCGACCCAGAAGTCCATCAAGGAGACGCCCGAGACCGCCAAGGTGCCGGACAACCCCGCAGCCCTGTGCATGATCGTCTTCCGTGCGCTGGCGTCCATCGAGCGCGACTGGCTCGACGCGTGGATGATCTACCTCAACCGCCTGCCCGCCGAAGCACAGGCCATGTTCGCCAACGGCGTGCGGGCGAAAGGCTACGCCAAGGCCGGCATGGTGGCCACCCACAAGGCGTTCACCGACTACGCCCGCAAGAACGCGCACCTGTTCGGCGCGGACATTTGAGGAAACAGGAAACCGGCTGCGCCGCAAGGCGCAGCCATATCACGTGGCGTGATATAGGAGGGAAGAAAATGGGATACCGTAGCGACGTGGCCATGGTGGCCGTGTTCGAGAGCAAGGCGCATGCCGATGAGGTGATGGCCGTCTACTGCCTGCACCCCAACGTGCAGAAATACGGCGTGGCCGATTACTGGAAGCACAAGGTGTTCAGCGACGGCGTGACGCTGCTCTACTGCTCGATGGAAAGCGTCAAGTGGTATGAGAGTTACGAGGATGTGCAAGCCTTCATGCACATGCGCACCCTGCTCGATCAGTTCGACGAAGAGCGCGGCTTTTTGTGGGCCTGGGGCTTCGTCCGCGTAGGCGAGGAAGTTAATGACATCGAGGAGAGCTATGAGGGCAAAGACGACTGCGCCGTGTCTTACGGGCTTTACGACATCGCCTGCGACACCGTGCGGGTGGTCCGCACGGTGCAAGTGAACGTGTAATCGCATATCACGCGACGTGATATAACAAAGGAGAGAGAAAATGATGACCGACTACACCACCCAGCCCGTGCCCCCGGCACATGCCGTGCCTTCCATCGCCAGCTCGGCGATGCTGGTCGATCTGTCGATCAGCGTCTGGACCGCGCGGCGCAAGGACAAGGCCGCCACGAACGACCTGCTGGCCGACAAGCGTGCGGCCAAGTCGGCCGGCGCGTTCAACAAGAACCTGCTAGCTGACTGCGAGGAACTGATTGCGATCCAGAAGTTCGCCGCGAACGCCCGGAACATGCACTACGGCATGACGCTGCCGTGGACCGACAGCGGCTTGCGCCTGCTGCCTACCGCGAAGTTCTTCGCCTATCAGGCCGCCATGACGCGCCTGCAAAACGAGTTCGACGCCCTCGTGGAACGGTTCCTCGGCGCCTACACATGGCAGGTGGCGCAGGTGCACGCCAAGCTGGGCGATCTGTTCGTGCGTGACGAATACCCCACCACCGAGGCGGTTCGCTGCAAGTTCGCCTTCCGGCTGTCCTACATCCCGGTGCCCGAGGTGGGCGATTGGCGGGTGGACATGGAGAACGAGGCGCGCAGCATGCTGCGCGAACAGTATGAGACCTTCTATCGCCAGCAGACCGAGCGCGCGGTGCAGAGCAAGGTCGACGACCTGCGCAAGCAGCTGACCACATTCGTGCGGCAGCTGGGGACCGGCGACGAGAAGGGGCGGATCTTCGACAGCACCATCGACAACATCCGCGAGCTGGCGGAGATGCTCGCCGTGAGCAACTTCACCGGCAACCCGGTGCTGACCGAGGCACAGGAGACGCTCGAGCGCACGCTGGCCGGCGTGGTCAAGGATGACCTCGTGCGGAACCCCACGTTCCGCGAGAGCACTCGCGAGGAGATGCAGAAGGTGCTGAAGTCGCTCCCCAGCCTCGGCTGGGACGACGAGGAATAGCCATATCACGCTCAGAAGGAGAACTGACATGAAAGACCGCACTTACTGCACCCTGATCCTTGCCGCGCCGCCATCGGCTGCGCTGCAGGCGGTGCTCGACAAGACGCTGGGCGAGCCGACCGACACCTTCTCGCTGCTCGAGCACAGCTGGGAAGAAATTAACTACGGCATGCTGCCCGGGGAGGTGGAGAACTACCTGACCAGCACCGGTACACCCTTCGCGTGGCGCGCTGGACGGGGCTACGAGTACGACGCCTCCGTCATGCTGTTCGACCCGGCCATCGCGCCTGCTGTCGTCACGTTTTACGAATCCTATGACGGGTCGATCCTGCTCACGCTCGACGAGGCGACCGACTCTGCGCGCGTCGCCGCTGCGCTGCGCTGGGATGCGTGGCTGGACGAGATGCGGAACCGGGCAAACGCCGCCGCGCAGATGCTGCCCTGACTTTGTGACATGTGTCGCAAACTTCGACAGAAGGAGAACTGACATGATCCAGAAAAACTTCAAACCCGGCCAGAAGGAGCCGCCGTTCGCGGCGCTCCGGGCGCTGGCCACGCACGGTTACGCCATCGACCTGCGCCCGGTGTTCGAGGCCGAGGCGCGCACGCACCTCAACGATGCCGAGGCCCTGATCGCCCGTGCGGCCGAGAACAAGGGCCTGTGGGTGCTGTGGGATCCCAGCGACGACGCGGACGGGTTCCTGCTCGTCGGCAACGATCCGTTCGCCATGGCAGTCTTCGCTGTTGCATATCTGGAGATTGAGACATGACCACCTACGCCACCCGCGCGGACCTCGTGCGTCTCGGGCACCCCGACTTCGCCCACCTCGACGTGGACACCAGCGGCAACCCCTGCGTCTGGCGCAACTACTACAACAAAAACACCGCCCACGGGGTCGTGGAGTGGCACATGGACTGGTCCTGCCAGTGCGACGACGAGAACATCGAGCCCTACGAGTCCGACTGGCTGCCCACCGGTGGCGACGAGTCCTACTGCCTGTGGGAGTCCCTGCCCGAAGCCAACAAGAGGAGAACTGACATGGCCACCTACAAGATCATCCGCTTCTCGCGCAACGGGCGCCGGCGCGTCATCCGTCGCGGCCTGACCCTGGCCGAGGCGCAGGCGTGGTGCAGCCGCCCTGACACCCGTGGGCCCGGCTGGTTCCACGGCTTCACGCAGGAGTAGGCCCGTGGCCGTCACCCACGATCTCGGGATCGAAATCGTCGTCAGGAGGAAGAAGACATGAAGAAGGATAAGCATGTCGTCACCCTGGAGGCGAAGATCGAACTGTGGCGGGCGGCGTGGGAAACCGTCATCGCCTACGGCAAGGCCGTGGCAGCAGCGCCGCTGCCGCTGGCCGAGAAGCGCCGCACGGACATCTACGTGCGGAAGCAAGCGCATCGGTTCACCATGCTGATCCGCAAGGCGCAGAAGGCCATCCTGAAGCGCGACAAGACCCCGGCGTTCGCCGCGTTTGACGAGCCGGAAGATGACGAGGACGAGTTCGAAGACTGAGCGCATATCACGCCGCATGATATGCGGCGTCGAGCGGGGCGAAGCGCCAGCGAGGCGTGAGCGTGATATAACAAAGGAGAGAGAAGATGTTCCATAACAAGCCCACCGCAGAGCAGCGGATACAGAAAGCCGTCGTGGCTATCATGGCGCACCCGCGCTACATCGCCCTGTCCGGTGTCATGCTGGTCGGCAAGCGAGTAGTGACCGACGACCCGCGCATCCGCACCGCCTGCACCGACGGCCGCGACGAGTGGTATTCCCGTGCCTTCGTCGAGAGCCTCAAGGACAGCGAGTTGCGCTTCCTTGTGCTGCATGAGGTCTACCACAAGATCTACCGCCACCTGCGCAACCTGCGCTGGATGTTCGATATTGACAGTATGCGTGCCAATATGGCGTGCGACTTCGTGATCAACACGCAGCTGGTCGAGGAGAACAAGAAAGACAAGTTCGCCACCATGACCGGTCCGCTGAGCAAGGGTTGCTACGATACGAAGTATCTGGGCTGGGACAGCCCGCGCGTGTTCCGTGACCTGCAGCAGCAGCAAGGGGGCGGCGGTGCTGGCCAGGGCCACCCGGGCGAGGGCTTCGACATGCACGACTGGGACGGTGCCAAGGACATGACCGCCGAGGAAGCACAGGACCTGGCGCAGCGTCTCGACGAGGCCCTGCGGCAGGGGTCCATCGCTGCGGGCAAGCTGGGGTCCGGTGGCAGCCGGACGTTCGACGAGCTGCTGGAAGCGACCCAGCCGTGGCCCGAGGTGCTGCGCGAGTTCATCACGACGACCTGTGCCGGCAATGACTATACAAGCTGGCGCAAGCCCAACCGCCGGTATCTCGCGCAGGACATCTACATGCCATCCGGCGTCAGCGAGCAGATCGGCGAGATCGTCGTCGCACCCGACATGTCGGGTTCCATCGGCGCCCGGGAAGTCCAGCGCATGATGTCGGAACTGGCAGCCATCGCCGAGACTGTCCACCCCGAGGCTGTCCGCATCCTCTATTGGGACACCAAGGTCTGCGGCGACGAGCGCTACGAGCGGCACGAACTGGACACCATGATCCAGAGCACCAAGCCCGCTGGCGGCGGTGGCACCATGGTCGAGTGCGTGCCGGAGCACATGGCTAAGCATGGCATCAAGGCCCAGTGCGCTATCGTCTTCACCGACGGCTACTTCGGTGGGTCATGGGGCCAGTGGCCGTGCCCCGTGCTGTGGGTGATCGTCGACAACAAGAACTGCCGCCCCCCGCACGGGCAAGTGGTGCACGTGTCGTCGGGCGAGTTCTGAGAACCGGCTGCGCCGAGAGGCGCAGCCATATCATGCGGCGTGATATGCCGCAGAAAGAGGAGAGAGAACATGACCAAGTACAGCAAAGAGTTTCTCGACAAGCACCGTGACTTCAACCTCGACAGCTACGGCGAGGCCATGCGGTTCTACGAACGCTGCAAGCCGACGCGGCGAGGAGAGACTGAATGGTGTGCACGATAAGGTCACGGCAGAGCGCCTGCCTGCGAGCGTGAACACAACAAAGTGGAGTATCGAATGACAGGAGAAACGTGGTTAAAGCGAGGGCACCTTTTCGGGCCGACTGCTGCACAAGTCGCAATGATCTGCGACGAGCTGGTTAACGAACTCTGGCGTCTCGATTACCTCGGCGATGAGACGTGGTACATGGTGTATATCGGTGCCGCAAAGATCGAGCCCCCGAACGAGTTCCTACTCAAGACCAAGGACTTGCCCGAGTGGGTGAAAGACCGTGTGGCTGTCGTCAACATGCTTCAGGGCAGAGGACTCACAGAGGCCAACATCTACGGCGTCGGCGCGCGTATCGACGACGACCACTACTGGATTGTCAAACCGAAGGAGCTTTCCGATGGCTAGCGGGCCTGAAGTCAAGGTGAAGAGGCTTGTGGTCGCTCAGCTGAAAGCGCTGGGCGCCTACTATTTCTACCCGGTAATGGGCGGGTACGGCGCGTCTGGGGTGCCCGACATCGTCGGCTGCTATAAGGGGCGCTTTTTCGGTATCGAGTGTAAGGCCGGAAAGAACAGGCCAACCGATCTGCAGAAGAAGAACCTCGAGCAGATCATCGGCGCCGGGGGTCTGGCCCTAGTGGTTAACGAGGACAATGTAGCGAAGGTAGCTGAGCTACTAGAGGAGGCAACGTGGGAGGCAACAGGTTACGCCAGGGGCACGGACAGCCGTGTCACTGGTGCGGCCGACGAATGATCGGTGACGACAGCGTGGGGCCCAGCCACCCCCTGCTGGTAACAAGGGATCACGTCATCCCCGTGGTTATGCACGGGGGCGATGAAGATAATGTTGTGTTGTGCTGCAGAGCGTGTAATCACGTCAAAGGGGCAATGACCCCTGCAGAGTGGGAAGCATTCCGCCAACGCACACCTGAGTGGTGGACTATCTACTCTTATCGCAAACCAAGGAGGCCTCGATGACCAAAGTGATCTACGAGCCGGTGCCGCTGCCGCCGCGCATTAACGCCGGCGCAGGCCGGCCCCCGGCGGCAGCTGTTGTGGCGATGATGAACTGCCCGGTGGGTATGTCGTTCTTCTGGGCAGAGGAAACGGCGCCGAGGCGAGCAGCCCGGTACATCCGCAGCGCGACGAACCGGATCAAGGGGTCGAAGTTCAAGTACCGTGTTGTGACGGAAGACGGCGTGCTCGGCGTGCGCTTCCTGCGCGAAGCTTGAGACGACTAGCTCCTATATCACGCGGCGTGATATGTCGCGTCGAGCAGCGCGAGGCGCCAGCGTGATATAGGAGCACCCCCTACTTCAGCGCCTTAATATCCATCACCCGCCGCGCGAGGCGGCGGTGCAGGTCCGCGTCGAACTCGTGCCCGGCGGCTTGGCGCAGGCGTTCCAGCGCGTCGATGCTGGTCTGACGGTCGATCAGCCGCGCCAGATCGGCCTTGCGCTGGATGTGCCAGAGGCGGGCCTGATCGTCGGTCATCCCATCGGCCCCACATCTGCACGGCGGATGCGGATCGTCGCCCCGCTGCCATCCGGCACTATCACCTCGGGCGGCTCTGCGATGTATCCTGGCGGCGGCTCCACGCGGAATAGATCGGGGAGCGCACCATCGCCGGCGTCGTAAATCACCCGCACCGTTTCGTGGTCAAGCGTGAGGATGCAGACGCGCCGCACCCGTGTTGCAAGCTGGTTGGCGATTTCGATCTCGGCCCAGACGCCGGGTTCGGCGCTGGCAGCGATACCTACCTCAGTTCGGGGTCGGTCGGGAAGGCCGAAACTGCACACGTCCTGCGCGGCGGCGGGGCTGGCGAGCAGGGCCAGTGCGGCGGCGCGGATCATGCTGTCACCTTCTGGTGTGGTCGAGCGCGGGTGCGGGGGCGTGACGCCCACGGCGGGTTCCGCACTGTGCTGACAATGCCGCCGCGCTCGGGTGGTGCATCCGGCGCTTGAACCGCTCTCTCCCGGCCTCTGAGCAAAGGTCGCGCGGGAGGGATGCACCGCCGGAAAGCGGCGAAAGATAAAGTGCGTTCATGCGGCGCCCCTGTCGGCATACTTGAAGGTGAACACCTCGCGCGGCAGGTCATGCCCGGCCAGGTCGCACAGCGCAGCATACCAGAGCGCGGGCAGCCGATCTTCACTTGCGGCGCGCTGGACGCGGCGCATGTTTACGCCGATGGCAGTGGCGACACGCTCGCGGCCCAGGCTGTCAAGGATGTCTGCGGGTTTCATCATGCCCGCAGCATAGCGCGAAAAAAAATATCCCGGCAAGCACATTTTTCGCTTGCGCGGTGGACATTTTTCGCGTATGTTGCATTCAACGAGAGGAGAGACGAAGATGACCCTTGCAGAGAAGATCAACGCCGCTTTGGACGCTGGCAAAACCGTCACTATTGCCAGCTACCTGCGGATCACTCAGGTGAAACCCAAGCATCGCAAGATGTGGCGTGATGCTGGTTATGAGTTTTTCAAGACCGACGCCAAGGGCGCGACCCTGATGATCGACGGCCAGTCCAAGGGAAAGCCGCGTTACGCTTGCATCGACGGCACCAAGATCACCGCTGCATGAGGGAAACCGCCATGACCCTGCCCGCATCCTACGACGCATGGCGCACCACTGCGCCCGAGGCCTCGCCGCTGCATCCCGGCCCGCACCGCAACGAGCTGTTGATCGAGGCGCCGGACCTGACCATCGACGCATACGGATGGTATGACGGCGATGGCAACCTGCTGTCGGTGCAGATCGGCAAGCTTAACATCAAGCCCGAGAACGTCGCCCGCGCGCTGGCGCTGTTGGGTGCGACTTGCTCCACTTGGGCCGATCCGCTGGATGCCGACACGCTGGCCGGCTTGTCGCGGGCTGCCTTTGAATACGAGGCCGAGCTGGAAGCCGAGGAGCGGGGGGCTTGGTGATGGCGTCCGCTGACGACATCGCGCTGCTGGAGCGCATCCGCAACCTGACGTTCGCATTTCAGGTCGAGCAACTGCCCGCGAGCGACTTGATCGAGCTTGCCCACATGGTGCGCCGTGGCGACCTGCGCCACGTCGATGAACCCCCGATGAAGGAGGCCGAAGAATGACTATCGTGACCATCCGCTCTGATATCGAATACGCAGCCAAGCGGCACCTTTTACCCACAGCGACCCACGTTGAGGTGTGGTCCTGCCCCGGCCTCACGGCGCTTTACCTGCCCAAAGCGACCCGTGTTGACTTGTGTTCCTGCCCCGGCCTCACGACGATTGACCTGCCCACAGCGACCTACGTTGAGGTGCGGGCCTGCCTGAGCCTCACGACGATTGACCTGCCCGCCGCAACCCGCGCTTTTGTGCACTACTGCCTGAGCCTCACGGCGCTTTACCTGCCCGTCGCAACCCGCGTTGATGTGCAATACTGCGACAGCCTCACGACGGTTGACCTGCCCACAGCGACCCACGTTGAGATGCGGGGCTGCACGGGCCTCGCGGCGCTTTACCTGCCCGCCGCAACCCGCGTTCATTTGCAATACTGCACGAGCCTCACGGCGCTGGACTTGCCCAAGGCGGCCCGCATCTCTCTGGAAAACTGCCCCGGACTAGGCTGGCAAGACCCGCAAGGGCGGATCTTGTTCCATCGTCCTGCGGATGACATGTTCTTCTCAGGCTACCTCAGCTTTACTCGAGATGAGGCCATCGCCCACTGGTCAAGCCCCAATTATCCCGACCCGAAACGCGGAGCCATGTTCGTCGCACAGATCAACGCTACCCCGATGAAGGAGACGCAGTAATGCCTATGAGCTCGCTGGAAATTCACCGCCGCCTTTCCGAAAAGGAGGAAGACGGCTGGTCGTTCGACTTTCACCGTGACGGCCTTGCAGTCTATCCGCCAAAACCCATCATCGAACGGTTTGGATTGGTATTGCATTTCTTTTTCACACAACCCACGACCGAGGCGGCACTTGCCTTTGTTGATGGCGTCGAGTGGGCGCTGCGAGTATCCAAATGCCACGGCAACAAGGAGACGCCGAAATGACCATTACCCCTCGCCCTTGGGCCATCGCCCTTGCCGCTGCTGGTATGCGCCGCGCCGCCCAGCGCGCTCAAGAACACCCCGGTCCCGTCCCCGCCCCTGCGCCCACCCAGCGCGCCGATCTGGACAAGCTGGCCGAGGCGGCGAAGCGGTTTCGCGCCGGCAAGCGCAGCCTGACGGAGGCTGAGGCACTGGGCATTGCGAAGACGATCATCAACCGCCACGACGCTGAGAGCGTGCGCCTGATCCACGGCGCGATCCTCGATCTTCTGGCCGAGGGCTACGGCGTCCCGCCGGAGCTGCTGCGCAAGGAAGGCGGAATGTGATGGAACCCATATTCGGTGAAATAATGTGGGGCGGAGGGAGCAAGCTGTGAGCGCCAGACATATCGACATGACGATAAACACAGGAGGGCCAGCAAACCGCTGCCCCCCAGCGGTTCTCCACCGTGACAGTGTTACGGACTTAATAGACGGGTTTATCCGGGATGGCTGGATAGACGCAGAAAATCGCGTAGTTGAGATTGCCGCTATATACAAAGGCCAGCGAGATGCGGCGCATCGGGACATCAAAAACATCGAAGAGGCATACAGCCGGGCACGATACTCTCAGGGGTGGGTTGACAGATACCTCGACTCTTTGGCCCTTCTCGACACCACTTGTCTGTGACGGTCACATGCAATGATTAGCCGCATCCTGGCGATTGCCGCTGCTACCGCCCTGACCTGCCTTGTCGCGGGTCACATGATCAACGCGCTGGTTTACGCCGCGCTTAGGGGAGGAATGATGCCGTGACTGACAAGACCATCACCACCGCCGCTGAGATGCGCGTGGCGGCTGCGAAAGCAGTTGGCGACCTGCGCAGGCGCGACATCCCCAGGTCCGACGCCGAGGACGCTGGCGAAGGATACGACCTGGCCATCGACGAGGCGCAAGAGGCCATCCGTGCCCTGCCCGTTGCCGCGCCCGACCCTTTGGACGATCCGAGGGTGCAGGCGCTGGTGGAATTGTTGAAAGCGGCACGGCTTGATCTTGCTTTATACGTAGCCAGAGATTGGCCCGAACCGCAGCGCTCGCAGTATTTGCACATCGAAAAAAAGTATCGGCACGACATGGGCCTCTGTTACCAGATCGACGCCGCCCTCGCCGCTTTTGAGAAGGACCGCGCAAATGGATGACGACATTTCATGGCCTACACAGATCGCCCGTATTCGCGCTGAATATGAGGCCCGCATAGCTGCGTTAGAGGCCGAACTCGCCCGCCTGCGCCATGCGCTTCTCGAGGCCAGTGATCCCGACTTCCTGTGGGGCGCAATGGACGACGTGGACGACATGGACGTTTCTCTAAACGACTTTGCCCGCGCCGCATCTCGCGCTATCCGTGGCGCTTTGGAGCTTACAGAATAACACCGCCTTCGCCGGCGCCAGCGCCACCGCCCGCGCCGACGCCAACGCTACCATTCCCGAAACCTACAAAATGACCCCTACCCCCGTTGTCATCCGAGGCATAGCGTTTCCGTCTGTTCGGGCCGCTGCCGAACATTTCGGCGTGCATCGTATCACCGTGTGGCGTTGGCTGGCTAAAGGCCAGTTTAATGGGTCAAGAAAACTTGAGGCCAAACTTAAACGCATGGGGAAGAAGAATGACCAGGACTGAAGAACTCGTGTGGGCCGCAAAGGTCAAGAACCCCGAGTGGAACGCCCAGACAATCGCGACCGAGCTCGACATCGCTGAGGGCACAGTCGCGAAGATCCTCGCCAAGTCCGGCAGCGCCGAGCCGGAGCGGGTGCGGCTGCTCAAGCAGGGCGTCGCTCTGACCTCGGGCGACCGCAACAAGACCTACGGAGACCCCTACGACAACCTCGACGCCTGTGCCCAGCTCTGGAGCGCGTACATGTCAGCAAAGTTTCAGCTGCCGGAAACCTTTCGGTTCACTGCCGAGGATGTCGCTCACTTCATGACCCTCGTTAAGATGACGCGCACGTTCTACGGTGCCTACCACCCGGACAACTACGTCGACTCCGGCACCTACCAGGCTATCGCAGGCGAGTGCCGTATGCAGGAAGAGCGGGGATGAGCCATGAGCCCGGCGCAAACCGCGGCAGTCGAGGCCATCGGGAACTGGTAGCTAGGGGCAGACTCTGATGAACATCATCACCCTAGACTTCGAAACCTACTACTCAAAGACCTACAGCCTGTCCAAGCTGACGACAGAAGAGTATATCCGCAGCCCTGAGTTTCAGGTTATCGGGGTAGCCGCCAAGGTCAACGACCAGCCGACGCAGTGGTTCTCCGGGCCCGCCAAGGCTACGCTGGAGTTCCTGCGTCAGTTCGACTGGAGCCGCAGCGCGCTGCTGTCTCACAACACCATGTTCGACGGTGCCATCCTGTCCTGGCGCTGTGGCATCAAGCCTGCGCGCCTGCTGGACACCATGTGCATGTCCCGGGCACTGCACGGGGTGAACGCACGCCACAGCCTGGCTGCTGTCGCCGAGCGCTACGGTGTTGGGGAGAAGGGCACCGAGGTAGCCCGGGCCGTCGGCAAGCGCCGGGGGGATTTCACGCCCGAGGATCTCGCGCTCTACGGCGCTTATTGCGTCAAGGACGCGGACCTGACGTGGGAGATTTTCAACCGCATGATGGCAGCTGGGTTCCCGCAGCAGGAGCTTCGGCTGATCGACCTGACCCTGCGGATGTTCACGGACCCCGTGCTGCAGCTGGATGTGCCTCATCTCGAAGGGCACCTGCTGAACACCATGCGGGCCAAGGCGCAGCTGCTGGTGGACGCCGGCGTCGCCGACAAGGCCGATCTGATGTCCAACCCGAAGTTCGCCACGATGCTCGAGGCGCAGGGAGTTACGCCGCCCGTGAAGATGAGCGCTCGCACGGGCAAGCCGGCCTATGCGTTCGCCAAGACCGACGAGGAGTTTTTGGCGCTACGGGAGCATGAGTCACTGGCGGTGCAGGCTCTTGTCGAGGCACGGCTGGGAAACAAGACGACAATCGAAGAGACGCGCACGCAGCGGTTTATTGACATAGGTAGTCGGGGAACGCTTCCGATCCCGCTTCGATATTACGCGGCACACACTGGGCGGTGGGGTGGAACTGAGTTCATTAACCTCCAGAATTTACCGTCACGCGGACCCAACGCCAAACAAATCAAGAACGCCATAGTCGCACCAGAAGGCTACATGCTTATCGACTGCGACTCAAGCCAAATCGAAGCCCGGGTGCTTGCCTGGTGGGCGGGGCAGGACGATCTTGTCGAGGCGTTCGCCAAGCGTGAAGATGTGTACAAAAAGATGGCAGTGTCCATCTACGGCATACCGATCACCAGCGTGGACAAGTCGCAGCGGCACGTCGGTAAGACCGCCGTGCTCGGGTGCGGTTACGGTATGGGCGCCGCGAAGTTCCAGACTTATCTCAAGACCGGGTTTCCTCCGGTTGAGGTCGACATCGACGAGGCACGTCGCATCATCGACGTGTACCGGCGCACCAACGACAAGATCGTCGAGCTGTGGAAGCAGGCGCAGCTTGCGTTGAAGCACATGGTGCTGGGCGACAGCATCCAGCTCGGTAGGCCCGGTGTGGTCGACGTCGACCCCAGACGGGGCGGGATTATCTTACCGAGCGGCCTGCCGATCCTCTACGATAACTTGCGGGCGCAAGAGGGCGAAAAGGGCTACGAGTATGTCTACGACACTCGGGAAGGTCCAACCCGTATATACGGCGGCAAATGTGTCGAAAACTGCGTTCAGGCCCTTGCGCGCTGCATTGTGGCCGAGCAGATGCTAAAGATAGCTAAACGATACAAAGTGGTCTTGACTGTTCATGACAGCGTGATATCCTGCGTCCCGGAAGCCGAGGTGGACGAGGCGCGGCGGTACATCGAGGACTGCATGCGCTGGACGCCAGCCTGGGCGACAGGGCTGCCGGTCAACTGCGAGTCGGGGGTAGGCAAAACCTATGGTGGGTGCGAATGACACATAGCCCGGCTCCGTGGTCTTTCAGCCGTATCAAGGCTTTCCAGACTTGTCCCAAACAGTTCTACCACGTGAACGTGCTCAAGCAGTTCCCATTCCGGGAGACCGAGGCGACCCGGTACGGGACGGCTTTTCATCTGGCAGCGGAGCAATTCATCCGAGACGGCGCCCCGCTGCCGCCCGAGTTTGCCTTCGCGCAAGCGGCGCTCGAGTGGCTGGCGGCACTGCCTGGCGAGAAGCTCTGCGAGTATAGGCTCGGTCTGACGGACCGACTGGAGCCTTGCGCATTCGACGCGCCCGATGTCTGGTTCCGTGGCATCGTGGACCTCGCGATCATCGACGGGGACCGCGCCCGGATCGTGGATTACAAGAGCGGCGCCAGCGCCAGGTACGCGGACAAGGGGCAGCTGGAGCTGATGGCTATGGCCATGTTCCGGCACTTCCCGCAGCTGAAGCACATCAAGGCGGGGCTCTTCTTCGTCATCGCCAGGAACCTCACCAAGGCCGAGTACACCCGCAGCGAGACCAAGGAAATGTGGCAGAAGTGGCTCGCCGACTATGATAAGATGGCAGCGGCCTTCTCGACCGGCGTGTGGAACCCGAAGCCGAGCGGCCTGTGCAAACGGCACTGCCCGGTGACGGAGTGCCCCCACCATGGTGACAACTGATGCCCTACAAGAACCCCGAACGCGACCGGAACTACAAGAGAGAATACCGCCTGCAGATCGCTCGCGGTGAGCATGACGCCCGCAAGGAGCGGGAGCGGGCCCGCGACGCCTTCGACAAGAAGAACGGCCGCAGCGCTCGCGCCGGCAAGGACCTCGCGCACAACAAGCCGCTGGCCCGAGGCGGGTCTAACGCCGACGGTGTCCGCCTGCAGTCTCCGAGCAAGAACCGTGCCGCTGGCGGCCGAATGAGCAAACCCCCGAAGAAGTGAGCCGATGCAGATCATCGAGAACAAGGCGCTCTTGCTGCGCCTGAAGAACCCCGCGCGGGTTCTGGCAGCCGTGCCTGACGCCAAGGCTCTAGACGAACACACCGTTGCCGTGCGCTGGGCCCTGCCGCAGGCGCAAGCCCTGCGTAAGCTCAGCCTGCCTGCACCATCCCCGATTGAGAAGAACTACGGCTGGCCGGGGCGGTTCCGCCCTATGGCCCATCAGCGGGCAACTGCCGCGTTTCTCACTCTGCACAAAAGGTGTTTTTGCTTTAACGAGCAAGGGACGGGGAAAAGCGCCAGCGCAATTTGGGCTGCGGACTATCTGCTTTCCATCGGAGCGGTAAAGCGCGTACTCATTGTGTGCCCCGTGTCGATCATGGACGCGGCATGGCGGAGTGACCTATTCTCCGTAGCCATGCACCGCACAGTCGACGTTGCCTACGGCACCGCCGAAAAGCGCCGGAAGGTCATCGCCAACGGCGCGCAGTTCATCATCATCAACTACGACGGCGTCGGAGTGGTGAAGAAGGAGCTGGTCGAGGGCGGCTTCGATCTGGTGATCGTCGACGAGTGTTTTGTGGCTGGGACCGAGGTCCACACCCCCGAAGGCCCCCGAAAAATAGAAACCCTTGTCGCAGGAGACCGCGTTCTTACTTCTGCTGGAGTTCGTACTATTAAAGCTACGACGAAATCAGTCCCAACAAGCCTGGTGGAGGTGCGACTAAAAAATGGTGACGTCATCCGATGCACTCCAGAACATCCGTTCTTCACTGATTGGGGTTGGGTATGCGCCAGAAATCTTGCGGGTCGACGGCTCATTTCTACACATGATCTGCGGTATCTGCGCAAAAGAGTACCGACAAAGAACGTCGGCGTGGAATTTCTGGAGAAGGCGTGGCACGCAAGTCGGGATGACTTGCTCGAAATCTTGCGGTCGGAAGAGATGGCATGCCCTACATCCGGGTCAATCAGCGCTTCGAAATCTCACCGCAAAGCAGAGGTGGGAGACTTCCCAGCTCCAAAGGGGGGTGCCGAAATCAGAAGCAACCCGACAAAAACTATCCGAGATAGCAAAGACCGCTGGGTATCGTCCGGTTACGCGCGGGGGCAACGGGCATGGGCCTACGACCTCAGAGAGTATACTGATGCCGATGCTGCCCCCCAACTGGGTATGGAACTTCCCAGTAGCGTTGGGGGGACGGCAGCTGGGCTATCCTACAAACTACAAGCTCGACTTCGCATGGCCAAAGAAAAAAGTAGGTCTGGAGGTGAACGGATCATCGCATCGGACTGCGCTTGGCCAACAGCGGGATGCGAAGAAAACCGCCAAGCTGCAGGAGCTTGGGTGGACAGTGTTGTCTATCTGGAACCACGAAGTGGAGAATACGTCTATAACCTCGAAGTTGACGGAACACCTAACTACTTTGTTGGGCCCGGATACCTAGTCCACAACTGCTCCCATTACTCCAACAAGAACACCGCCCGCTGGCGCGCATTGAACGCGATATTGCAACCCGAAACCTGGCTGTGGATGATGACAGGCACTCCCGCAGCGCAGGGGCCGGTGCAGGCATATGGGCTGGCAAAGCTGGTCAACCCGCGCGGCGTGCCGTCGACGTTCACGGCGTTCCGCGACATGGTCATGTACAAGATCACCCAGTTCAAGTGGGGTGTCAAAGACACAGCGGTCGACACCGTGCACAACGCACTGCAGCCGGCGATCCGGTTTTCCAAGATGGAGTGCCTCGATCTGCCGGAGATGGTGTACGTCCGCCGCGACGTGCCGATGAGCAAGCAGCAGAAATTCTACTACGACAAGCTGCGCAAACAAGCACTGCTAGAGGCATCGGGCGAAAGCGTCACTGCAGCCAACGCCGCTGTGGTAATGAACAAGCTAATCCAGATTGCGTGCGGATCGGTCTACACCGACAACCAGAACACGTTGGAGTTCGACGTGTCCGGCCGGTACAGCGCCCTCCTGGAGGTGCTGCAGGAAGCCCCGCGGAAGGTGCTTGTCTTCGTGCCGTTCAGGCACACGATCAAGCTGGTGGCCAAGAACCTGCGCGCTGACAGGTACACATGCGAGCTCATCAGCGGCGAGGTGCCGGCTTCGGAGCGCACGCAGATCTTCCATCGGTTCCAGACCGAACCCGACCCTCGGGTGCTGATCATCCAGCCCCAGGCCGCAGCGCACGGGGTGACGCTGACCGCCGCCGACACCGTCGTCTGGTGGGGCCCGGTGCCGTCGCTGGAGATCTACGCGCAGGCCAACGCGCGGGTGCACCGCAAGGGGCAGACCAACCGCTGTACCGTCTTCCAGCTGGTCGGGTCGCCTGTAGAAAAACGTGTCTACGAGCTGCTAGATAATAAGATTGACATCCACACGCAGATCATCAAGCTATATAAGAACGAGCTTGACAAACAAGCCTAGCTGAGTTAGATGTGTCAAAACATAAGTGGAGAGACCTATGGACCTAACGAAGCTGATCAAGACCTACGTGAAGATCCGGGACGCCAAGGCGGCGCTTATCGCCCAGTTCAATGAGCAGGAGAAGCGGCTCGATGCGGATATGTCGGTCATCAAGGCGGCCCTGCTGGACTACTGCAAGGAGCAGGGTGTCGACAGCGTCCGAACCCCGGCCGGGCTGGTCTACCGCACTCTGAAGACGCGGTACTGGACCAGCGACTGGGAGTCAATGTACCGGTTCATCCTGGACAACGAGCTCCCCGAGTTCCTCGAGAAGCGCCTGAACCAGGGTGCCGTGAAGTCCTACCTGGAAGACCACCCCGACCAGATGCCCCCGGGGCTGAACGTGGACTCGGAGTACACCATCACCGTGAGAAAAGCATGACCCCGCAAACCAAATACGTGAAGACGTCAGAGCTGGCTGCGTACTTCAACATTTCGCAGGGCACCGTCCTTGCGATGTGTAAGCAAGGCACGATCCCCGGCAACTGCTACATCAAGATGGACCGTGCCTACCGGTTCGATCTTGCCAAAGTCGAGCAAGCACTGCTTGACCAACCCAAAGAGCTGCCCGAGAATGGACAGCTCGAGTTTGACTTCGACAACGACAACTGAGGAGAGAACGATGAGCACACTGGAACTTTTCAAGGGCAACCCGCTGGTCAACTCGGACCTGTTCAAGAGCCTGATGGACTTGAACAAGAAGATGGCCGGCGGCACTGGAACCGGTCGCCGGATCAGCATCCGTGGCGGCAAGTTCCGCATGATGGTCGACGGCGAGCAGGTGGCTGTCAACAAGGCCGGCGAGCTGAACGCGGTGATCGTGAACGCCGCGGGCGTGGCCCGGACCTACTATGAGGGGACCTACGACCCCGAGAATCCTGCGCCCCCCACCTGCTGGTCCCACGATACCCGCACTCCGGCACCGGAAGTGCCGGAAGAGAGCCGCAAGGCTGCGCGCTGCGCCGATTGCCCTATGAACGTCAAGGGCTCCGGGCAGGGCGAGAGCCGCGCCTGCCGCTTCTCGCAGCGGCTGGCTGTGGTACTCGAGGGGGAGCTGGATACGGTCTACCAGCTGCAGGTACCGGCGGCGTCGATCTTCGGCGAAGCCAAGGGTAGCGACATGGGGCTGCAGGCGTATATCAGGTTTCTGTCCGCGCACAACACCCCGGCCATCGCGGTCGTGACCAGGCTGCGCTTCGACGACAACTCGGACGCACCCAAGCTGTACTTCAGCGCGGCCCGGCCCCTGAGCGAGGATGAACTGAAGGTCGCTCTCGACCAGCGCGAGAGCGAGGAGGCGCTGAAGGCGATCACGATGACGGTGTCGCAGACCGACGGGGTTAAGCCCGCAGAGAAGCCGAAGGCCGAGAAGCCGAAGACTGCACCCAAGCGCGTCGAAGTCGAAGCCGATGACGTGCCGGAGCCCACGAAGGTCGAGAAGACGAAACCCGCGGCGGCTCAGGCTTCGCCTGACCTCAAGTCCGTGCTGGCTGGCTGGGACGACGACTGATCCTTGACCGTAACGGGGCCCCGGCCACCCGGGGCCCTACTTCCTTCAGTAGAGGCGGATCATGGACAGACTGAGCTTCTTCCGCGCCGTTCTCGGCGCTGGTGGGCACTACTGCTTGTTCGCGGCCAGGGAAGGGCGCCGAAAGCAGAAGTTTTACCCTACTCTGGAACAGCTCTCCAAGGCTGCGGATGAGTTCGACGCAGCGGAATACGACGTCTACTTTGCGCTCGCGACCTTCGCGCCGGGCGCGGACAGGAAGGCAGAGAACGCAGAACAGCTGGGCGCGCTGTTTCTGGACTTGGACTGCGGCCCCAAGAAAGAATATCCAGATCAGGTTACGGCAATCGCCGCATTGCGGCAGTTCGTCACCGACCTGCACCTGCCGAAACCCATCGTGGTCAGCAGTGGGTGGGGTATTCACGTGTACTGGCCGTTGGCTGAGGCTGTCAGCCGCAGCGAATGGCTGCCTGTAGCCGAGGCGCTCAAGCGCGCTTGCGCAGCTCGTGGTCTGCACGCAGACCCGGCGATCACGGCCGACGCGGCCCGCATCCTGCGGGTGCCAGGGTCGAGGAACTTCAAGCGCGAGACACCCGCCCCGGTGCAGATCCTGGGTATCGGCACTGGAGCGCGGCCAGAGCTGGCCGAGATGGCACGGAGGCTGGCGGACTATGCCGCTGTGCGCAAGGAGATCCTGCCGACAGCCTCCGTGCCCGGGCTGTCGGCGGCGGACGATCCAGTGATGCAGCGCCTGATGGGCAATCGGTCGTTCTCGATGCGTCGCATTCTGGAGAAGACAGCACAGGGGCGCGGGTGCGCGCAGCTGGGCTTCGCCGTGTCCCAGCCAGCCGAGGTTTCGGAGCCACTGTGGCGTGGCGCGCTGTCGATCACCAAGTTCTGCACCGAGGGGCGCACAGCGGCGCACCGCATATCGCGGGGGCATCCCGAGTACGACGCCGAGCAGACCGATGCCAAGTTCGACGCGATCAAGGGACCCTACACCTGCGCTACGATGGACGGGCTGCGCCCGGGGGTCTGCAGCGGGTGCCCGCACTGGAACAAGTTGAAATCGCCGATCCTGCTGGGCGCGTCGGTAGAGGAAGCCCCTACCTCCGAACCAGACGGCGCACCCGCTGAAGATGAGGACGAGAAAGGTGGCGTGGCTGAGCCGGCAGTGGTCTACTTGAACGGTCACAGTAGCGTTCCCGCGTTTCCGTTTCCGTACTTTCGCGGCAAGCACGGGGGTGTTTATATCAAGCAAAAGAACGAAGACGGTGATCCTGAAGAGATCTGCGTCTACATGAACGACCTGTACTACACTCGACGTGTAGTGGATCCTGAGTACGGCGAGTGTGTTATCGGGCGGCTAAATTTGCCGAATGACGGCACGCGCGAGTTCGTCGTGCCGCTTGTCGCGTCGACATCAAAAGAGGAACTGCGGAAGGCGCTGGCCAAATACGGAGTATCGGTACCGACAAAGAGGTGGGACGCACTCATGGCTTACACAAATGCGTGGGTTGAAAAGCTGCAAGTGACGACAATGGCAGATACTGCTCGAACTCAGTTCGGCTGGAGCGATAACTCTTTCAAGTCCTACATCTTGGGGGACCGCGAAATCTTCGCGGATAAAGTTGGGTATAATCCTCCTTCCAGCAAGACGGCGTTTCTGTTCCCGGCGCTGAAGCCGAGGGGTACGCTGGAAGGTTGGGTGAAACAGGCAGAGTTCTACAACCGCCCCGGGCTCGAGCCATATCAGTACGTCATCTGTCACGCACTGGCCGCGCCGCTGATGCGGTTCTTGCCGGTGCATGCGGCGATCTTCGATTTCTACAGCGACGGTAGCGGCCACGGGAAGTCGACTACGCAGAAGTTCGCGCTGACGATCTACGGCAACCCCCAGGAGCTGATCGTTGGGCCGAAGGACACGCTGAACGCCCGGATGAACCGGCTCGAGCTGATGAAGGACGTGAACGTCCAGTTCGACGAGTTCACCGAGTTCCCCGCAGAGGATGCGTCGGATCTGATCTACGGCATCACCGACGGCCGCCAGAAAGCCCGGCTGCGCTCAGGCTCGAACGACGAGCGGCACCGTGGCGAGCCCTGGCACACAACGGTTTGCTCGTCGTCGAACCATTCGATGCTGGCGAAGGTCTACCTTATGAAGTCTAACCCGCGGGCCGAGGTCCAGCGGGTGCTGCGGTACCACGTGCAGCCGCACAACTTCACTGAGAAGACCGAGACGGACCTGTTCGCCAAGTCGGTGGGGGACAACACGGGGCACGCCATCGTACCATTTGTCCAGCGCATCATGGCGGATACGGCCACGGCAAAACAGCTGATCGAGACCGTGCAAAAACGTATCGACACTGCGTGCGGCCTCACCATGCAGAACCGGTTCTGGTCGGTACAGGGCGCCGTGACCATCGCCGCCTTGGTCCTTGCTCGGGACTTGGGTCTGCTTTCGTACGACCCGGCCAAGCTATTCGACTGGGTTGTGGCACTGATCAACGACAACAAGGCCAACGACCGTGAGTCGGTCACGACTGTCGAGTCACTGATCAATGACTTTGTGAACGACAACTACGGAAACATTCTCTGGATCAAGAGCACAGACGACGCGCGCGGCGGGAACAACAATGGTCTCGACAAGCTGGTGCTACCGGAAATGCAGCCCAAGATGACGCTGGCCGCACGATATGAGACCGACACAAAACAGCTGGCCATTCCCTACTCGACGCTTAAGACCTGGTGCGCGAAGAAGCGCATCAACTTTGACTCGGTCTTCCTTGAGCTCAAGGAGAAGATGGGCGCGTACAAGAAGCACATGCGCCTCTCGAAAGGCACCAAGCTGGCTCTGCCGGCGACGGTGGCGATTGTGATGAACTTCTCGGCACTGAGCCCGGAGGATCCTGATGGGCCTGGCGCGGCGAAATGACATCTTCATCAACGGCGCCCGGGTCACTGTCGACTGGCGATCACTGCGGGTAGGGGGGTCGTTCTTCCTACCCTGCGTGGATGCCGCCGCTGCGATCCGGTGCATCGAGAAGATATTCAAGCGCAAGAAGTGGCAAGCGCGCTACGCCTCCCGGATCGAGAACCACATTTTGGGCTTGCGTGTCTGGAGGATCGCCTGATATAGTAACGGTGTCCAGAGGTCTCTCTCCTCTTCCTGACTGGCCCCGGCTTCGGCCGGGGTTTTTTTTTACACCCCCCACACGCTCGGCGATCCGAGCTGGATCATTTCGTTGATCCGCTCGCGGTTGCGGGGGTTGATGTTGACGCCCGCCTCCATCTGCTGCGTGGTGCGCTGGTGCTGCCGCAGCGAGTCGCGAATGGTTTCACGGGTGATGGGGAAGTTAGGGTTCCGAACGTTGAACTCGGCGATACGCGCGTAAATCTCGTCGACGCTCGCCCAATCGTTATTTCGCGTAGCGATATGCAGTTGCTGGAGCAGCCGAGTTCGCCGTGTGCCGATGGCGTTGTCGATGCGGCTGCGCTGAGAGTTGATCGCCAGCTGCTGAGAGTAGGCCGCTGACATGAACCCCAGGCTCTGGGCTGCGATGTCGAAGGGCCCGATATCTCCCAGGATAGGATCGCCGCGCATGGTCAGCACACCGTCCTGCGAGAAGCGATACGCCCGCATCATGTTGGCAAACGCTGACGGCATGGCTGCCTCGGCCGCACGCCAGTACTCCCCCTGCGACAGCAGGTCGGGGAAGCGATTGATGTACTTGTTGATCATGCCCACCACAGGGCCGCCCACCGCCTCGATGAACTGATACTGCGGCGGCAGCTGCTCCGCTGCAAAGCCCGGCCGGTAGATGGCGCTGCTGAGGCTGATGCGCTCCGAGGCGCGCTGGCCGGTCAGGAAGTCCAGCAGGCCGAAGGCCCCTGCTTCCCCCAGGTGCATCCGAACAACCGTGTCGAAATCCGGCTCGTCATCGTCAGCGATCAGCAGATCGTAGAGCCAGCCCACCTGTTGCATCAGCGGCAGGCCCAGGGCACCGGACATGAGCGCCATCATGCCCACCATGCCAGCGAACTGCCGTCGCGCGATGTTCTGGTCTTCCGTGCGCTGGTCCGGCGAGAGGTTGAACAGGTTCGACCGCTTCGCGGTCTGGAACATCAGGTTCAGCATCGAGATCGGGTGGCGCTTGAAGAGGTAGGCCACTGAGCCGATGTCATTCTGCGAGGCCAGCGGGCCAGCCGCCGCGAGAATGGGGCCGTTGGTCCGCTCGGACACCTCAACCGCTTCCAGCGCCGCGGCTTCCATTTGCTCCCCGGTCGGCTTGATCGTGCCGTCCCGCAGACCGGAGATGAACTTGTCCAGGGGCAGGTCGCTGCCCATCTGCGACTGCAGCTCGAGATGGTAGGACGCGGTAAGGGCGACCTCACGCGAATAACGCTCCGCGTGGTGCTGCATGATGCCGGACCAACCGGCCAGCCGCTGCCACAGGGTGGGCTGCTCGCCAAGCAGCTGATCTTGTATCAGGGAGTGGTTGAAGACCCCGTTCCGCCGTGCGAGGCGCAGCATGGGCTCCATATACGCAGATTGCGGGTCCGTGTCGGTATAGTTGTCCATCGAGAAACTGAAGAGGGGCGCCGCCACGCGCTCCGTGACAATCTCTCCACGCTCGTTAATCGTCTGCCGGTCGCGCATCTTGCCGCTGCCGGCAAGCAGCCGGTGCGCAAGACCTATGGCGGCGATGGTGCGCCGCATACCGTGCTTGCCAGAAAGGAATGGGGCGATGAACAGCGGGATCTGAGACAGGGTGATAAGCGCAGTCGATGCGTTGAAGCCCAGAGTGAGCATATAGGTCCCACTAACGGCTGCGCTGGCCCACCCTGCTCGCTGTCGGAACGGCACGAAGCTGTAAGACCTTAGAGTGTCGTGGAGGTTCTTCGCCTCCTCAACCTCGCGCGGGCGCCTTTGCAGGTATCGCCGCCGCGCTTCCTCGACCGCGACGATTTTCTGCTCAGGCGCCAACGTCGGGTTGGCCGCGATTGCAGCAAACTCTCTGGACAGCGCCGGGTCCTTGGACGGCTCTGCGCTGGTGAAATCCTTGTACTCCCGCTGCAGCGCGTTACGAAGCGCGGAAAACCGCGCCCCAAACCGCATGTCGGCAATCTGCCGCCCGAGACGCTGGTTAGCCTCGGTGACGTTCTTTACGGTGTCTCCGTAGGTGAGCCCCTGAGTGAAGGGCGTCATGTCCCCGATGAAGCCCCGCACGCCTTTTCGTTTGCGGAAGGAGTTCACGAAGGACGTTTCGGGCAGATTATCGAACATCAGCTCGATAACGCGCTGCCTCAGCCCGCCCGCTTCGCCGGTCTCGGGGTCTACCATCTGCGCAAGCTCGGCAGAGCCGTCGATTGCGTCGAGGACGTTTGCCACGTACTCCATCGGTACTTCGGGCTTGTTGCGCATGCCCGCGGCGTTCATGAACGGCTTGATGCTGGCTTTGTCGATGCCGCTCTCCAGGGCCATCAACCGGCGGATAGCTTCCTCCTGCTCCCCGCGGGTCTGGAACGCATGTATGAAAACATCGGGCTGCCCAGTTTCCGGGTCGGTACCGTTGTAGGACAGCCAGTACTGCCCCGTGCGGCGCAGCGGGGCGAACGGATCGACGAGATCAGCAGCAAAGATCTTGTCGTAAATGGACTTGAAGATCTTTTCCTGCAGCCGCTTGTTACCGGGAGCCAGCGCTTCGATCCGCTCACGAAGAGCGTTCTGCAGCTCTGGCCGCAACGCCACCGGCATGGCGAAAACGCGCCGCACTGCCTCCTGAACGTCGGGTTTGAGCGAGTCATATGCCTGACGAACGCGGTCGTAGGCAGCTAGCGCATCGGCGTCAAACCTATCCGGCTTGCCCTCGTAAGTGCTCCGGGGCTTGCGGAAGTCCACACCGAACTGCGTAGCGATCAGCGTGCCTTGGTTTACTGCGCGGTTGAAATTATCGAGAACATCGCGGTTGTTGCGATACTTGCGCAGTATGTCCGTTACCTTTTCGACAGCCGATGAGACTATCTGTTCATACTTGACAATCTCTGCCTTGTGCTGGTTCACCGCGTCCGCCAGAGCGGGCGCCGACGGCATGTATTTGGCCGCCGCGTCCGCAACATAGCGGATCGGCATGAACAGATGTGTGAACGCCTGTTTCCAGCTGCCGGGCACGGACACGTTCTGCAGCATCTCACGCATGCCCTGCATGTCGGCAGCGGTGGGGACGCGGACGTTGTCTTTGACCCTGCCAAGCGCGTCGCGCGCACCCTGCATCGTCTGGAACGAGGCGCCCAGTATACTGCCCGCTTCGACATCGCTCGGCCCAAGCGCCAAGATGTCGTTCATCGTGCTGTCGATCAGGTCTCGCGCGCTGCTCGGGTCGTTGGGGCCGCTCGGAGGCAAGCCGATCAGCGACCGCAGGAAGTCCCGCATGATGCTACGGAACCGTTCCCAGGCCGAACGGGCTTCGCCGCTGGTGTTCAGATAGTTCAGGTCACGGCGGAACGCGGGGTTGCTCATCCCCTCGGCCAGCAGCTCATGCACATTGTTCAACCCGTATGTGTCCGCAGGCATCTTGCCGAGCAGGGCCTGACGCAGGTTCTCGAGTCGCCGAGTCAGCGGGTGCGAGGGGTTGTTCAGAACACTGTCGGCGGCTGCGTGCACGGCCTCATGGAGCACAAGTTCTGGGCTCATCGGCACCGCGGCGTCGAAGAGGATCTGCCCGCCGTACCGGTCGATCAAATCGGCAGCCTCGGTGTGCCCGTTGTCCCGCAGCTGGCGAACACCCGCGGCGCTCATCGGCCAGACGTAGACCGCGGCGGGGCGCTTGCCGAGCGTGGGGGTCTCCGGTGACATGGCGCTCTGCACGCGCGCCAGCTCGGCCGAGGGCACGGCTTGGGCGCGGGTGTTCTGGAGCCTCGGCAGCAGGGCCGCAGCCAGCCTGCGCTGATAGCCGTTCCGCGCGGTGTTCGCCAGCGTCGACAGCGCAGCGGGGAAGTTACCTGCACGGATCAATGAGCCCACTTGCGGGTGCGCAGATGTCGGCCAGGCGTAGCTGAACTGACCTTTGAGTTGTCGCGCCCTTGCGAGCGATCTAGCCGCGTCTTTTTCTCTTTCCTTCTCTAGGGAACGATAGTCACGAATAAGCTCTTTTCTGACCTCGGGGCTAAGCTCAGCCCACTTTTCAGGAGAAAGCCCGCGAGACTTCCGAGCAGCGTTCTCCAGCTTGGCCTGTTCTTCTCGAACGGCAGTCTGCCGCTGGTTTCTGACTTCAATGGAGCCCAGAACGTTTACAAACTGATATCCAGCTTCTCGATTCGTCGCTCGGCGGTTCATAAGAGACCGGAGCTCTGTGACAGTGTCCGGCGACAAATTTGCCTCTACCCACCCCATAGCGCTCGCGCCCGGGTTACGCCCCAGACCAACCAGCAGCCGGTCCGTAGGAGACAGCTCGAAGCCTTTACCGTAGTCCTTACGTAGGCTTGCTAGCGTCCATGTCGGCGGATTGAATAGCCCCGGCATGGCACTCTTAAAGCCCGCTTCTTTGCGGTCCGCCATATGCCGCGCATGCGCCGCGGCTTCTGCTGCGTCGCTGGCGATAGCATTTAGCGACAGACCCGGGTCGCGATACCGGCTGAAGTACCGATAGGCCGCAGCTTCCGGCGTGTTATTTTTGTCGTCGGTCGCCGTAGGTTCTTTACCTTGCAGCAGCTTCACGATAGCTGCCGCGTCGGCGACACGAATGTTTGCAGACTCCAGATCACTCGGCTTGAGCCGCCGGTTCGCTTCTTGCACATCTGCCGGCGCATTGGCGTCGAACCACTGCGCTACCTGTTCTCTGGCCACCGCCGCTTCCTCGGGCGTCGGCGGCCGAGGTTTGTTGCGACCCTGCGCAAAGCGCGAAGGGATATCGCCCTCGGTGTCAGTTTCCGGGGCGGGTCGCGCGCCGGGGGGAGGCGCTGAGTAGTCCTCCACGTCGCCCGGCCGAAAGAACGGCCGCGATGTAGCCTGCAGGGTTTGGGGGTCGACTCGAACCCGAGCACCAGGGATCAGCTGGCGTGCTGGGGCCGCCGGCGTAGCCGCAACACCCTCCGACGCCGCAGGGGAAGGACTGGGCGTCGGAGGGGCGGCCCTCGGCGCAGCCCCCACCAACGGCTGCGCGGGGACTTCCGGGTTCAGTGCAGCGGGCTGTTCTGTCGCTGCATCATCAGGTGCTGGTGCGCCAGGTACAGGTTCTGCCACTGCAGGGGCGACAGGTGCCGCAGCTCCTGCGGGCTGATTTCCTCCGGGCTCCGCTCCGATGCCAGGCTCTCCGATACTACCCTGAGCGCCAATTCGATCTGTGAGAGCGTCAAGTCCGACAGGTCCTGAGACGGGGCTTTGGGGTGCTTGGGGTGCTTGGCCATCAGGGGCTCCGGGTTGCGAAAACTGCGCTTCGGTCGGCATGTTCAGCCAGGACTGCACCCGGCCGCGAGTTTCCAGCGGGACTTTGGGGTTCGCTCCGTACTTCTTGAGTTCGTTGACCAGACCATCCAGGGTTTCGACTGCCCCCGATCTTACTTTGTTGCGCACAGCGGCGCGCGACGGGATTTGAAGCTCGTCAAGGATACGGGTCAGCTCGGCGGTAAGCACCGTAGCGGCGGGAGCGGCAGGGGTGGCGGTGGGCGCCACGTCGGGGAACCGCATGGTGCCGGAAGCGCGGTCGAATGCGACGGCGCCGAGCGACTCTAGATGACGAATGCGCTGCTGCATCTCGGGATACGAGATGCCAAGTTCGCGCATCGCCGTAGCGTAGTTGCCACTGGCGTTGCGGAGCGCAGCCAGCGTAGCCGCGGTATCGAAGTCTTTGTTCGGAGCCCGCGCTGAGGGCGCAGCGGCGGCAGGGGTAGGGGTAGGAGTAGAGGCGGCGGGCGCAGGCTCAGCGGCAGGGGTAGGGGTAGGAGTAGAGGCGGCGGGCGCAGGCTCAGCGGCAGGGGGCGGGAGAGCCAGAAGCGCTGCGGGCTCAGCGGCAGGGGCAGGGGCAGGGGGCGTCGGAGACGCAGCGGTGGGCGCAACCTCGCCCCTCCTGCCGCGCAGCCCCCGAGATCGGGTGCCGAGCTCCACAAGACCCTGGATGATGGCGCCGACGCCACCACCCACACCAGCGGCGGGCAGAAGCCCCTCGGCCAAGTCTTGCTCGGGGTTGTACACCCCCTGCTCGATTGCATTTTGCAAGAACTCGGCTGCGGCTTCTTGAGCGCCTTCGGCGGTCGCCGCGGTACCGATGCGCCAGAGCCGCGCCATGATCGTCGTCTCGGGCACCCCCGCACGTAGCAGGCTGCCGAAAAGGCCCCGCAGGGCGACAGGAACACCGATCTCAGAAAGCCCGACGCCGGCGCCCAGCAGGGCAGCTCGGCTGCGCTCCTCTTCAGTGGCACCGGCTGCGTAGGCCCGCTCGCTGGCTTCACCGGCACCAGCGGCGGCACCGAGCGCGGCGCCTGCGGCTGCGCCCAAGCCACCAAGCGGGGCAAGCGCGAAGAACGGCGCCGTCGAGCCCAGGCCCTCGGACAGAGTCCGCGTGAGCGACCCCTCGTAGTTGGCGTACGGCGCCAACGCCCGCTGCACTCTGTAGCCAGCGCCGCGGATAGCTTCCCGCGCCGGATCCTCCCAGCCCTGCGGCAGCAGCGATGCGAGGCCCAAGGCACCGCTCTCGAGTAACCCGGCAGCGCCAGAGCCCAGACCGCGGACGGCTTCGCCGACAAAAGTACCTTGGGGTTCGATGTTGCGGCCCCAGCGCTCCTGATACTGCGCGGCAAACTCGCGTTCGCGCCTCCGCACAAAGGCATCGAACGCCATCTGCTCATCGACAGTCGGCGTCTCCCCGGCAATCCGCCATCCGTAGGTCCGCCCGCTGTACTGCCCCAGTGCACGGACTACAGTCACGTCCGTACCTCCTAGTTACCCATCTCGTCGATGCCGGCTTCATCATCTGCGCTCGCGACCATCCCCATGCCGCGCAGTCGTCGGATCTCCTCCATCAGCATGGCATGCCGACGCTGGGCATCAAGATAGGCTCGGTCATCCGCCGGAGCGGGCGGCTGGCCGGGCAGCGGACGCAGTCGCTCCATGTCCTGTTGCGCGGAGTTGAGTTCCATCTGAAGCAGTCGAATATGGTCTTGGGGGCGCAAACCGGTGGGCGCCCCCGAAGCACCGGCGCGGCCTGCAGCAGCACGGCGCAGTGCCGCCTGCTCGCGGGCCTGCGCAAGCTGCTCTCGGATCGAGTAGAGCTGCATCATGGTGTTGTTGTAGTCGCTGTAGCTCTGGCGCAGCGACGCGAGCGCAGGAGCCCCGGCTTCGCCGATAGCCTGCCCGATGGTCGGACGCTCCGACGCCATGAGTTGCAGGCCGAACTGGGCCAGTGCAAGCCACCGATCACGGCGCCGATCCGCTTCGGCCTGCTGCATCCGCTGCTGAATGAACTCCTCGAACGTACCCGCGCCGGGGGCAGCGCCGGGAACGCCGGGAGCGCCGGAAGCGCCGGGAACGCCGGAAGCGCCGGGAACGCCGCCGAGCAGCGCCGGGATGCCCGCAGCGGGGGCAGCGGGGGCAGCGGGGGCAGCGGGGGCAGCGGGGGCAGCGGGGGCAGCGGGGGCGCCGGGAACAGCAGGAGGCGCAGCCGCAGCCTCGGCAATGGCGGCTTCTTCCGCGGCCGCTTGTTCGGCAGCGGGGGGAGGAGCGAGAGGAGCTTCGGGGCGTTGGTTGCGCCCACGGCGCGGAGCATTGGGTATAGCCGGGCCGCCAAGGAGGTCTGCGAGCGTAAGCGGGGTGGCGTTGGGGTTAGGTCCGGGGCGAACCCTACCACGCCGCATGCCGGGGGCAGCGGGGGTGGAGGAGGTGGCGACCGCAGAGCCGGGCATCTCGTAGGCGTCCTCGGGGCGCGCAGCCATGACTTCAGCAACAGGCGCGTCCCGCCCCTGCAGCGGGATACCAGAGCCAGCGGCGCCTTGGTCTGGCAGCGCCGGGAGCCCTGCCGGCATGATCAGCGCCGCCAGCCCTGCCCGGCGAGAAAGGTCTGGGGCTGTGTCTGTAGCACCGGCACGCAGATTGCGGTGGATAGGGAACAGATCCTGACGGTCGAGCATGAACTCACCGCTGGGCAGTTGCCTGCTACCCATACCCATGTTGGCGCCCTGCGGGCGCCAATCAGTGGGCTCGTCAGCCGATGGTGCGTACCCCCACGGGATCAGCTCCCCCCGGTCGTTCGTTATATACTGAATGCCGTTGCGAACGAACGCCTGTCCCGGGCGCATGCGCACCGGACCACCCGACTGCAGTGCAACGATACCCCCCGAGCGCATCATGGTCGGGCCTTCGGACGTCGGGGGTTGCGCCCGCCGCATGGGTGCACCACTCGCACCGGCGTTGTCTTGCATATTCGTGTGGGGCGCCATGGCCCGCCCCATCTGCCCGGCAAACAGGGCAGGCAGGCCAGCCGCCGAAATCAGGTTCTGAGCCACCGTGGGCTCGTCGCCCTTGGCCTCGTCCATCTGCTGCTGCGCCTTAATACGCTGCCGCCGACTGAGTTCACTGAGAATAAGGTATTCAGGTACTCTCCCACTCGGCTGCTGCATCTCCGCGACGAGCTGCCCTTGGGAGAAGTCTTTCAGTCGCTCCTGAAGTTCTACCAGGTTCATGTCACCCTCAGAGCGTTATAGAGCCCGACACCGGAGATCCCGAGCCCCAGCAGCTCCTGCAAAGGGTTCGAGGGGCGCTGCGTCTGTGTAGTCCCAGTCCCGGCAATGGGTAGCCCGCGGAGCAGGTCCGCCATGAACGCCACTTGCTGCTGCGGGTACGCCCGCTGCTGCAGGAAGTCCTGGTATGCAATGTCCAGCCCCGCCTGCTGCTGGGCCATCCGCTGCATGCCGATACGGTCCAGCAGTTGTGCGGCCTGGATGTCGCCTGCGCGGGCCTGCTCGCCGAGCTGTGCGAGCTGCCGTGCGGAGTCTGCCTGGAACCCGAGCGAGGCAAGACCGAATTGGTCTCGGCGCATCGCCTCATCCGCCCGAGAACTCTGCACACGGGCGAGTTCCTGGGCCTTGGCGTTCTGCACCCTGGCAAGCTCCGCCGCCTGCCGCTCGGCCGTAGTCATCTGCGCGGCGCGGTCGGACTGGAACATCTGCGCGGCGTTCTCGAACGCGCGCTGCCGCCCGGTAGCGTAGATATCACCCTGCTGCCGCATAAGGCTCTCTTCGGCGAGCCCTTCCTGGATCGCTTGGCGAGAGCCCCCGAAAGCCCCAGCCCCAATGGCACTGGCGTTACGCGCACCTTGCAGCCGTTGGAATTGCCGAAACGCGTCGTCCTGCTGGCGCGACACCACGGCGTCCATGTACGGGGACATGTACTGCTGGACTTCCGCGCCGGTGAACTGCCTGGCGGGGTCAAATTGGAAAGCATTAAAGCCGTCGTACGCACTGAACTGGGAGTTCGGTCGAGCGGCCAGCTGCTGCGCTTGCGCCGCTAGCCCACTCGTAATCCCCATGGCCTGCTGCATCCCGGGGATGCCCGCCTGCGCAATATCTCGCACCTTCTGGTGCCCGGCCAGAATGTCGGGGTTGAACTGCGCCAGCCGCTGGCTGCCATAGGGCGTGTACGCCTGATTTACGACCCCCTCCGCCCGCTGCAGATTGCGCGCGAAATACGGCCTGGCGTAGGCCGGGAGCTCATTGATGACGGTCTGGGTCGTGTTCGACGGCCCGCTGCGACCCATACCCACCGCTCATCTCCATTCGATAGGCCACGTACTCGGGCACAACTCCGTGCCGCTGGAGCGCACGGGTCCAGGCGGGACGCCCGTATCCCTCGATCCTAGGGCAGCCGTTAGCTCGCGCCTGATCCTTTATAACAGATACAGCGGCGTCGATCCAGCGGAAGAGTTTCTTTCCCCCAACCCAGTCGATGACCAGGGTCTTGCTCTTCGGATACTCGGCGACCCGCGTGGTAAAGGCGGCGACTACCTCCAGACCCTCTAAAACGAGCCAGACCACGGTACTGCCATCAGCGGCGGCCAGGAAGAGGTCATCCATGCCAATACGCCCACCCGCGGTCTTCACCGCGGGTGCTAGTACACGCTCGATATCCGCCCACGTCGAGGGTAGGTACTCGAGGGGTACTGGGGTAATGACATAGGGCTCGTGCTTCATACCGGCATGGTCCGTCGCGGGTCGACCTCCGGCGCCTGTTTGGTCGTACCGGTGCGCGCCGCGCGAACCCGGGCCATCATCTGTTGCAGCTGTCGCGCGCCTGCATCCGACGATCCGTTGCCCAGCCCGCTGACAACATCAGCGGGGATCACGAACTCTCCGTCACTGAGTCGAACTTCCTGTTGGCCGTCAATCGAAGCCGGCACCTCGTCGGACATTCCATCCCCGGCACCCTCAATCATACGCGGCTCGCCCTGGAGTAGCGGATCCATCTCCCCAGACTCCACTCGCTGGATCAAGTCCAGCAGTGCCTCCTGCCCGAACGCGGCCACGAACCGACCTAGCACCACGCGAGGGTCGGCGTCACTCATACCCCTGATTACCTTGGCCGCCTCCAGCACGAGCTGCTGCTGCCCCGCTTGCTCCTGCTGCCGCTGAGCGGCGTTGGCGTGCACCAGTGAAGCGATGCCGCCCTCCTGCATGTGGATGGGCCCAAGCCGCGTCATGATCGGCGGAGTGGGGTTACGGAGCAGCCCGCCCTGGGCGTAGTACTTGCCACGGAAGTACATCGGTTCAGGGTCGATCCCGGGACGATAGAGGCCGTTTGCTGCGACCGGGTCTGTAATGCCGGCCACATTCATCGGAGGGGCGGGTAGCGCGCGACGATCCGACGTTCCTTCAGGAATATCAGGTGCAGCTTGATTCCTCTCACGACCACCGAGGAGCGCAGGGGCGAGAGCGCCGATACCCATCGCGACAAGCGGGTTACTCAGCATCCCGAGCGCCCCGGCGCCGGCGCCACTACCGAGAAGCCCGGCGATGCCTGCGCCTGCGGCCTGGGGTAGCACCGCAGAGCCAAGCATCCCGGCCGTGCCGCCCAAAGCGGCGGCCTTGGCTGCAGTAGCCGCAGCGGCGGTGCTGGCGGCGGCGCCGCCGCCAAACAGCGTGGCAAGCCCAGGGAGCGCAGCAAGAAAGCCCATCGTGAGTCTCCTCTACTCCACCTAGTCTATCAGCCCGGCCATCCCGTGTCGATATCCGGCGTCTGCCCCGCGTCGATGGCGTCGCGCAGGTCGTCCATGTCAAAGGTCCCTGATCCAGCGCCCGTCAAGGCGGATGGTCCTGATGGTGGCGGTGCCGCTGGTCGCCGTGCGTGAAGTTTGGAGCTCGACCGTCGTTGCGGCAGGCAGATCGATATAGGCCGATCTGCCGAGCGCGGGGGTAAACACGTCAAAGCCGGGCGCGATCTCCATCAAGGTGGCAGAGGTATCCGTGCGGATGACCCGCACCCTGCCGGGCACTGTCCCGGATACGCCTGCATGAAGCGAGACATGCCAGAGCCCCGGCTCCAGCGTGGCGCTGGTGGCCTGTGTGTCGTAGGTGTTCGAGGTCGTCGAGACCGAGTCCACCGTCAGGGCGAGGGTGCGTCCGGTGCCGCCCGGTGCAATCTCCACCGACGGCAGCACGATCCAGTGCGATCCGTCGTAGACCGCGACCGTCTCGAAATACCCCGTCCCCGCAGCGCCGGCGCGGATGTAGCCCGCCGGCAGCGCCGCGCCGGTGACGGTCCGGCAAGCGATGGGCGTGCCGCCGTCCAGCGCGATGGTAGTCGCGCCGGTATTGGCCGCCGTCGCGCGGAACCGCAGCTGCAGGCCCGTGGGCGGGGTGCCGGTGAAAACAGGAGACGGGCCGGTCTGCAGGGTGATGGCATTGGCGCTGCCGCCGATGTTCATGCGCCGCGACGGGCTTGCGGACAAAAGATTCGCGCTGTCGGCCACCTTCAGCAGCCGACCGGCGGTGTTGTCGGTCGCGCTGGTCGTCACGGTCGCGGTGGCCGCCGTGCCCAAGCCCAGGTTGCTCCGCGCGTCCGCGGCGGTCGTGGCGCCCGTGCCGCCTTCGGAGATGGGCAGCACGCCCTGAGCTGCGCTCTGGAGCTGCTCCGCGTACACGGCAAAGTTCCGGGTGAGCTGCGATAGATACGCACGGTCGTATTCCGCCGGCGGCTGTGGGAAAAAAGGGATCGGTAGCTTGCTTCTCATCTGCGGCCGTCCGTCCTGACCTCAACCCGCGGAGACCCTAGCCGCCAAGCGGTTTCGGCGGTGTCCGACGCGACCCGCAACGCCATCGAGCGGCCGCGAATGCGCACGAACGTCTGTTCAGTGAACTGCTCAACCGGCACCTCGACCTGCCGTAGCACAGAGCTCGGCTGATCCCCGAAGCCACCGGCCCCAGGAAAGTTCTGCGCCGTGAGGGTGAGCACGGCGGCAGGACCGCCGCTCCCACTGTTCCTGAAAGTGAGGTCGGGGATCATACGAGAGACGAACATGAACTGATCGCCATCGCCCAAGTCCATAAAGGAAGACTGCACAAACGCAGAAATCCCGGCGGGCGGGTTTTCCGAGCCATCAGATGTACCGACTTCATGACTATAGAGGTATCCGTCAAATCCAGCAGCCAGCGGCTTCGACAAAACCCCTCGGTCAATCCAGGCAGACCGCTGCATAGTGCCGTAGTACCATAGTCCCTGCTCATAATTGTACACGACGTACCGCGCGCAGTCACCAAAGTCCGCGTCGGGATAGAACCACCACACTTCGGAGAACGCTGCGTTGTGCGCAGCGTAGACCATATCCCGAAGGTCGGTATCGAAGGTTTTATCGAACACGTACTCCTTTACAGAGCAGGGGATTTGTCGGACGGTGCCATCGTAAAGATAAAACTCGCCCAGACCCATCCAATAGACGACACCGTTAGCAGACACAGCGCAATTAGGGCCCGCAGTAGAGAGCCCGCTGGCTACCTCCCGGATACCGAAGGTGAACGGAGGGCCGACAAACTGCAGTGTATGCGCCGAGCTCTCGGTGAGCACCAGCATCTGCTGACTGGTCTGCTCGACGGCTACGATCTGGTTCCCGGAGCCGATGCGCAGGTCGCCTGCCGTATTCGTTGGCGAAGGGTTCCACTGCAGAAAGTTTTCTTGGGAAGAGAAGCGAATGAGCAGCGGATCCAAAGCGCCGCCCCCGAGCGGGGTGCAACCGAAAGCCAGCACGTGCCGGTCCTGCTCGGACAACCGAACAATGTTACACTGTGCGGGCACCTGGCTCGCGCCCACCATGTCGGAAATCAGTGCGGCGCGGTTGTTGGCAAAGCCCGCCGAGAAGTCCCAGTAGTAAAGCCCACCCCCCCGCGGGTTGATGATCAGGTCCTCACCATACGTCGTGTGCGACCAGAGGCGCAGGCGTTCGCCGGTAATCGAAACGTCCGCAGGGTCGCCCCAACCATTGCTGGCCCAAGGACCAGCGCCCCAGCCATCGCCGCGGAACGTGACCGGCAGGCCGACAGAAATCTGGTAGCGCCCGACAACAGAGGCGCCACCGTTACCGGTGTCGCTGGCGTTGGCTGGTGTTGAAAGTTCGATCAGATAACTATTGGCGCCGACAACCTCTGCGATCTGGTGCTCGGCGTTCAGTACGCCGGCGGTAACTACCCCTCCGAGAGAAGCCGCGCCGGAGAACGTAACGAAATCGCCAGCCCTGGCTCCGTGCGCGGTGTGTGTCACGGTCAGCGTAGTAGAGCCGTTCGTTGCGGCAAAAGTGATTGCACCAGCCGAAGTCGTCAGGCGCAGTGGTGTGATGTCGTATTTAGCGCCGGATCTGTCTACGTAGTACTTGAGGTGGGTACCAATTCCGATAATATTTACGCCATTCAGCGTGGACCAGTTGATCAGCGCACGGCAGCGACCGAGAAAAGTCGACTCGGATTGGCGAACCCAGCCTCCGATAGTCTCGGGAAACCCATCGCGAAACCGTACCTTGTCGCCGTCAATCCAGCCACCTTCGTTGGTGTACGAAGTGACCTCTCGGTTGAAACCTGGCCGGAAAGCGAGTTTAGTGAGCGGCATAGCTAGCCCCCTTACCACGCCTGGATATCCAGTGCCCAGTTGGCGCTAGAACTTATTGAAAATGTCGTCGTGTTCGTTTTTTGGACTGCCGTTACTGCTAGTGTATAGGCGCTGATCTGCGTCGTGCTCGTCCATGAATGTAGCCCCTGCCAGCCGTCATTGTAGCTGGAGCCTTCGCCAAGCAAAAGTCGGTCTCCAACCGCGTATCCATTGTTGGCCGTGGTGCACCGCAGGTAGAACCGCGTGAGTCGAGGGTGCCTACCGAGGCCGTGATTTACTGTAATGCGGGTGTTGTACCAGGTTCCGTGGCTGCTCTCGTAGAGTGGCGCCGGGAACACGCTGTTCGCCACCACGGCCTGAGCCAGACGCTGACCACTGACAAGGCCGAAGACCGTGCTGGAAGAGTCTTCCGCCTGCGTTTGGGTAAGCGTATCCCCGTTGATAGTAGGGTTGCCGGACACCCCGGTGCCGTTGGTGACGGTGATCCCCGTGCCGCCGGTTATGGTCCGGGCAGCGACTGTGCCCGAGCCCGTGCGCGCGATCATGCCGTTTGTAGCAAGATTGTGGAGAGCCAGCGCCTGACCCTCGAGTGCGAATGTCCGGTTGGCGGACAGGTCGCCGCCCCCGGAGATCCCGGTACCCGTGGTGATGGTCCTGGAGGTAGGGACGGCGCCGATCTCGGCCAAAGACCAAGAGACCGCCGCGCTACCGTCCACCGACTTCGCCGTGTTGCCGATGGTGAGGTTTCTCGCCGTACCCCAAAAGGACGTAGTGATGTTCGCGCTTCCGTTAAACGCCGTGCCGTTGATGTCCCTCGGAGTAGCCAGAGTCGCGGCGTTGCCCGTGACGTTGCCCGTGACGTTGCCCGTGACGTTGCCCGTGACGTTACCCGTGACGTTACCCGTAAGGTTTCCTGTAACGTTCCCGAAGAACACCGAAGTCAGGTCGATAACAGCGGAACCGGCCCCACCCCCCGTCGTATACACGGCTTTGGTAGCGGTCGGCGGAACAGTGACGTTGCCGCCAGAACCCTGGGTCAGGATGACGTTTTGGTTCGTAGAGTTTCGAACCCAGTAAACTTTTCGCGTCGTGTTTGGCGCGATAGTCACGGTGTTCGGCGACGCCAAAGTCCCGGTGAAGTTGATGACCCCAAACTGCCCGTCGGACAGCAGGCCATTGCTGGTCGTCAGAGTATGCGTCGTCCCCGTGAGGGCAATATTCGCGGAGCCGTTGAGAGCGCGGTCGATGATGTCGAAGTTGCGGTTGACCGTCTGCCCCCAGAGGCCGGTTTGTTCCCCGTCCGCAGGCTTCTCGATCCCGGTGTTGGGCGTAAACGTGCTGGGCATGGGTTCACCTGATCTGGATTAGCGCAAGGGGCGACGCGGTCGGCGCGAAGCGAACCTCGAAAACACCCCCTGCAGAGATTTTATCCGCACCAAAGTCGAGCACAGCTACGCTGCGCCCGTTATCAGCGTTGTAGACAAGCGCTCCACGGGTAACAAACTCTCCGCCCGTGATAGCAACGTCGTTGAAGGCCACTACCGCCGTATGGCCAACAAGTTCAGGACCGACAGGAGCTAACACGACGCCCCCAGCGGTGTAGTCGCCAGTATCCGCGATCTCGTTGTCCGAAGAATAGGTCTCGGTTGTTTCATTCAGTGTGGCCGCAGACGTGTATAGCGCCAAACGAAAAAGATTACCGCCAGGACCGAAGTCGTGGTAGCCTTGAAGCAGCTCGAGCCTGAACGACAGCGTCAGGCAGTTCCCACTAAACGCCATCAGCCTCTCCCGACCTGACCGTCACGATAGTCGTCGCGGCGAGAGCGAACGTCCACCCCGGAAAGCATCTGCAAGGCTTCTTCATAGCGGGCTTTGTATTGAGCTGCCATATCGCTGCTCTCGCCCTTCAGGTAGACATAGCCCTCGACGATGGTGCCATACAACAGCGCGGTTTCCGCCATGTCGCCCAGCCAGGTTGTCCCAGCGGTGACAATCGACTCGGGGTCGTACACATACTGCACCTCAATGTCATAGACTGCGTTCGGTGTAGGGCCCAAAATGAAGCGACCAGGCGAACCAGTGCTGCGACCGTCAAGCTGGGCGTAGTACTTGGGTGTACCGAGCGTACCAGAGGGGTAGGCTTCGCGAACGAAGCTGACATCCTTGTCAAGCAAGAACGTACGGAGGCCCCCGGCCCCAACGACGGCGAGCGAGATCGGTGCAATAAAATCTGCCGGGCGGTCCAGGATAGGCACACCAGAGGTCGTCGACAACGTGACTTCTTTCCGCAGCTCCGGCATACCCAGAACGCGGTAGATACGCTGCTCGGCCTGACGCACAAACACAGGGATATTTGCGACGAAGGTCGCTTCCCTCGTCTCGCAATAATCCTGCACCAGGCTGGAGAGCTCAGAATAGTTCACTTATACTTGCCCCCACGGGTCGCGGCGCCCATGCCGCGGCACACCTTGCCGCCCTTCTTCATGCCGCAACTGACCTTACCACCCTTCTTCATGCCGACTTGTGGCGGGCGTGGTGTACGAGTCTGCGTCGAGTAGGTGTCCCCGGCGGGAAACACGCCGGCACGAAAAAGGGTGTCGTACAAGTCAGGGCGCAGCTTCTGGATCCGCGCGCCAAGGGAAGTTACGTCGGGGTCGTGATCTTCGCCAGGCATGGTATCCTCACTTCTTCACTTTGCCGCCGGACTCCATACGGCCGGGGCGGGCGGGGAGGGCCAGAGGGGCTTCCTCTGCGGCGTGTCGGTTCATGCCGCGCAAGGCACTCGCCGCGCGGCCCTCCTCGCGCGAACGGGGAAACGGAGACTTGGTCGGAGCGTTCTTGCGTGCCACGGTACCCTCAAGGTTTGTACTTACCGCCGCGGGTCGCAGCGCCCATACCCCGACAGACGGGGCCACCAGATTTGTAATTACGAGCGCGCGAAGCCGCTGTACTCGCGTTACTCTCATCAACGAAGGCTCTAGTATTCATCCTCATTGCTCGGAGCAGTTCGGCGTGCCTACTCTGCCCTTCTGGGGATCTGTCCTCGCGCAGTGCATCTAATTGGCGAAATATCGGATCGTAAGCATCGTTGATGGTTCTCATCCTATCGGCGGTGCTATCCCCCCGCACCCACTGCTGCGCGCCGCTAGGCATCTGGCGCGTCCTGAGCTGTTCCTGCTTGCTCCGAGACCCCGATTTTCCCTTGGCCATCTTAGCCCTCCACAACAGTTACGGCACCTGCGGTGCCAGTGAGAAACACCTGCGGATGCCCCACGGGGTTCCACCCGAAGAAACCCCGTGACTGAGCAAGGTTCTGCTCCGGGCGGGGGTCGCGCAGCGCCTGCGGGTCAACGACACGCAAACGCCCAATGAAGTTCTGGTGGTGGTCAGGATCAGCCACATCGCGCCCGACACGGAGCCCAGTCTTCTGGCCGTTCCTGAACTCCGACACCAGGTCAGACAGCCTATACCGCATTCCAGTGCGGTCGCATACCCCCCAAGCGCGGGTACCTTTTGCGTACATCACCACCTCCCAGGAGTGATGAAGAGCGACGCGCGATCCTGATCGGCATCGGCGGCAAGAGCGAACGCCGCCTCGTACTCGCTTTTCAGGGCCACTGCCCGCTCGGCCACTGCTGGGCGCTTCGTAGCGACATGAAACGCCAGGCCGGCTACCAGCGCAGGCACAAACCTCGGAGGGATGGCTGCGGTGCCGGCGATGCCACTGTCGAGCCCCGGGGTACCACGAAGGCGGTAGTAGGCGAGGGTGAACCCTGCAGTTGGGACAGGCCATAGCGTGGCCGTGACCCCGGTAGCGAGCCGCTGCACGAAGATCTGCGTCGGCCGACCCTGGAGCTCTTTCTTGGCCTGCTGGGCATATGTAGAGACACTGATGCGCTCGAGCGCCGTATCAAGCTGGTCCGCGCCGGAGCCAGAACGTAGCTGGTGCTCGATGAGGTCTACCGTGTCGACAGGCAATGTATAGGTCGCCTGTCCGGCGACCAGCGGCAGTGTGCCCGCCTCAATGGTCCACAGGTTAATCCCGCGGTTCTGCCACTCCAGCGTCAACAGATTGAGGCTACGCCGGATCGTGCGCAGGTCGTAGCCGGACTGCATCTCAAGCCCGGCACGCTCGAACGCCTCCTCGAAAAGCTCAGAGAGATCGGGGACAACCACCGGCATGCTCGGAGTCCTAAGTTCCTGTGCATGAACTTAACACAGGACGGCTTTATCCGCAATGGTAGCGCCATGAAGCGCGGCGGGGCCCTAACGGCACGTCCCGGTCATCCGGTCATCCAGATCGGCCACCCATTCGCCCCACGGGCCGGTGATCGGCTCAGTGCGAGGCATCGTCAGTCGCGCTTCGCCGTAGCTGGCGCATCCTGCGTCACCACTGACCATCGTTCCGGCGCAACCGCTCGTCAGGATCGCCAGCACCGCGCCCGCGCTGGACAGCCGCGCGCCCCTTTTCCACCCGTTCTGCTGCATCGCGCATTGCCTCCGTCTGTGCTGTTTCGCGGCCCTCGCGCCGCCCCTTGGTCCGCGCCCGCCAGATCGCAGCAGCAATCGCCACCAGTCCTGTCACTAGCGCACCAAGCGCCGTGAGGATATCAGTCAGCATCGTCTGCCTCCACCGCCGTCAGTCCCATTGCTGCCAGAGCCGCCAGCCCCGGCATCCCGCCGATGGCCGTGATCTGGCCGGGCGTTGCTGCGACGGGCTCTGTCGAAAACACCATCGCCGCCTGCGCACGACTGGCCGCGTCCATGTCAATGATCTCGTCCGTGTCCCACGCCGGGCGGACGAGGGGTTGCTGGGCGGCTTCCACCCATTCCGGGCGAGCCTCGAAGCTGGCAGCGGCGTAGCGATTGCCGTCCGCGTCCTGCCAATTCGGGATGACGTAGGTCTGTCCGTCTGCGGGACCAAGCCCGATGGCCATCGCCAGTTGATTGCCGTCCGGGATCAGCGCTTCGGGCACCGCTGCCGTGATGCGGATCATAGCGTCACCCCCGTCTTTGCTGCGACCCAATTCTCGACTTGCGCCCGTTCTTCCTCGGTTTGGGTTGAACCAAAGCGCACGATGAGGCTGTAGATGCGCCCTGACAACGGAGATGTTCCGTTAAACCGCCGTCCCATGTAAAGTGGTCGCGACATAAAGGGACCGGTGCCCCAAGTCGTACTGACCGACTCCTGAATTGCCCCCCGGTTCTTCCGCAGCCTGGCTGGTCCTCCGTCAAGATCAATCCACCCCGCGAGGACAGCGGTGTCGGGAGCGGGCGTGTTGTTTATTGCTACTACGTCATTGGCATCAAAGGCTCGATTTCCCCGAGCGTTAAACCGCCACGACGTGTTTGTATTACTCGTCCACAGAATAAGCCCGTTTGTAATCGGCGATCCCAGCGTTTCTACGATTGTTCCTTCGTTGTTCAGTTTTCTGACGCCCGCGAATGTCTGTGCAGTGCTGGTTGCCCCATTAAAACTTGCAGTGAACAAATGATCGTCCACGCCGTCGAAATCGAGGTAATAGAGCCCGCCGCTCTGTCGAAGAGTTGGGCGCTGCGCCGATGTCGCCTGTGTCGCGTGATTTCCCCTCCCCGACTTGTCGAGGATGCGCCCCACGGGTTGATCCACCGTCCCAGGCACCGTGCCCGCCGCGTCCTGAAACACGGTGCTGAGGTCGCTCGGGTCATACCATGCGCCCTGCTCACCGCTGGCGAACAATTGCGCGGGGTTGAAGCCGCGCCGCCCCCCGAACGGCGAGCGCAGGCCGAAGGTGTCGAAGGGGCTACGCATGGCTGACGTTCGCGTCATTCATTCGGCGTCCCCGCTCGATCAGGGACCCACCACGCCACCGCCAAGCCAGCCATAAGCCCCGCAAGCGCGGCAAGGAACGCCGTCATTGCAGGTCCAGACAGAAGCGAGGGCGCGATCTGCGGCCACACTTCAGCCACCACGGGCTCAGCGTTCACTGCCACCAAAGAAGCAATCGCCCCGCTGACAGTGGCCTTGTTCGTCGGCAAAGCGTCGGGTTGATGCTCGAATGTCATCGTCTCACCTCTTGCGGAACAGGGCCGCCAGCGCCGCCAGGATGCGCGCCAGCAGGCCGGGTGGCTTCGGGGCAGGGGCAGGGGCAGGGGCGGCCGGGGCCGCAGGCCGTTGTGCGGGGCTCTCAGGGGCCAGCATTGCCAGCGCCTCGGCTGGCAGGATTCGGCGGATTACGCGGCCAGGCGTGTTTGCCGCCGTAACCTCATAGACAGGAATTGATCCTGTCGGATAAACACCATCGCGAAACAGCCGTTGCTCGGCCTCGCGCCTGCTACGGATTTCAGGGGGGCGCAGCCAGCCCATGAAGGCGTCTGCCGCCGCCTTGCGATCCCCTGCGTTCAAGTGGCGCGTGATGGCTGCACGGGCGATGCCACCCGTGTTGTAGTGGAAGCTGACCAGCGCGTCGAACTCGTGCTGTTCAATCGGCACCTTCACCGCCTTGCGCACCGCGTCCTCGTATCGCTCCAGCGTCGGGCCGAACAGCCGGAAGGCATCGCGAATTGCGCCGTTCACATCGGCGGGCATCCCCTTTGGCATGTTGCGGGGGTTGGGCGCGATGCCGCTAGTTTCCGCATGGCCGATGCCGAAAGTCCAGACGCCCTTGCTGTCGAGATAGGGGGCGGGAACCACGCCTTCTTTGATAGCAAGCGCGATTTTGCCCCGGTCGCTCGTTTTCACGGCACAATCCTTTCGATCCGTTGTTCGATCCTTTGGACAATTCGGTAGATTTCCCCGATCTGCGCGTCACTGCGGGCCGAGGATGTCTCCAGAGCCCTGATACGAGCCTCGTGGGCCGCCAGCGCGGCTGCGCGTTCAACCCCGCTCCGCTCAACCCTCGCTTCAACGGCTGCCAATGATGTTCGAAGTTGGGTAGTGTGTTCGCGGATTGCCTTTGTCTCTGCTCCAACCAAAGCCCATGCGCTCCCTGCTGCGAAAATGACCGTCGCAATCGAGAGAAGGTTCCCGGTGGTAATTCTGTTGTCTATTTTGGGAGTATTCATGCTCTTCTCGCTTTTAGCACCCCCAGGCGCGGCGTGCTTTGCGCAGCCGGCTGTCAGGATCCTTCGCCGCGTCCGGCCACATTTTCATCTGCCCCTTGCTCCGCGCGCAGAAGCTCTTCCTCCGCTTCCCGTCCTTGGTCCACGGTTCTGCGTCGGGTGCAGGGGGCTTAAGGTTCATGCCTTGGCGCTTCGCCGAGGCCCGCCCCTTGGCGTTAAGCCCGCCCTTGGGGTTCTGACCCTCTTTTCGCTGCCAGGCCGGAGTCTTGGCCATCTCGACCCTCCTTACGCGTGGTCCACAAGAACCTTGGCCGGGCGGCCGTTGATCGGTCTGGCGTAGAGTCGGTTCGCGCCAGCGGCGAGGTCAGCCAAAGTAAGCCGCAGCTCGCCTTGCTCACTCTGCTTCCCGTCGGGGCGGGCGTGGTATCGGTACCCCCGTACGTTCCCAGTGGGTGGGGTAGCCCCCACCGCACCGCGGACTTCGATGGAGCCGCCAATGACCTGGAACGTGACAGTCGTCGCGTTCGCTGCGGTCAGTTCGGTCCAAACTCCAGCCGGGCAAACAACAAGCGCCTGAACCCTGGACATCGCATCAAGCCTTGACCACGAGGAACGAGATCACCAGCGTGCCGTTAAACGCCTGCGCCGAGTCGTGGGCGTTCCGCACGACGATGGTGGCCGACCCAGCCGCCGGCGTTACGCGCAGCAGCACAGGGGTGCCCTGGGTGTTGGTCCCGTTGGCGACCGAAGCGAAGACCAGGTCTGCCGCGGCAATGCTGCTGTTGGTCAGCGTCAGGGTGTAGTTGGCGTTCTGCGCCGTAGTCAGCGACTCGGTCGTGACCTTACCTGCAGCGGTATTCAGGGTGATGGCGCCAGCGGTAGCGGTGCCGGTAGACACTTTGGTCTCGAACCCGGCGACCGAACGGACCGGCCCGGAAAACGTCGTTCTAGCCATCTGGCTTTACCTCTTGCACAAGGATTAGCCGCGCAGTCTGTGCAACGTCAGGGCAGGAAGTCCTGTCGGCGCGGCTGATGTTGTCCTGCGAGGAAGAGAGTAGCATGGTGCGGTAGCAAAGTCCACACCCATCGCTTCTTGCCGCAGTCGTAGATTCGGCGTGCGCCCATGAGGTATGTGACCTCTGCCTCAGTCCTAGGGTCTGTCTTGGGGTCGAACGACCCCTCAACCCCATGTTCTTTCAGGCGCTTTTGCAAAACGCGGCGTTGATAGTGGGACTTTGGACGCAGCCCAAGCTTTGGGCTCCATACTTGGTAGTCAGGGTCGACGTTCTGCTCCAGGACGAACCCAAGCTGCTCGTACATACCACCCGCAAAGAGCCGGTTGTCTGAAAACGACTTTACCTCGAGCGGACAATGCTCGGCCAGGAACGCCTTGAAGAGCTTGCTGGCAGCCCCAGCGACCGGCAATCGTGTCGCATAGCGACTCAGAGTCCATCGACGCTCCTTGGCCGCTGCGCCCCGGTCGTTGTTGCCGAAAGCAAACCGCATACAGGCCACAAGTCTACCTCGGTAGTAGAGCCCGTAGTGCTCCCCAGCCCCGGCGCCACCCTGCGGGTGGTAAGCTTCGTAGAACGCGGCGGCCTCTGCCGCAGAAGGAGTGCCAAGACGGCACTTGCGCGCCATAAGCCTGCCCCGCATGCGGCCCATAGCATTTCGGAGCAGGCGTTTGACGACTTGAGGTCGCGCAGACCACTCCGTTTCATAGATTGTCAGAAGCTGATAGCCTTTTTCGGCACACAGCCGGTGCTTCTCCGCGTGCCGTAGTTTATTTTTAGCTTCGTCTTCTTTGCTTCCATGGCTATGCCAGTACATACCACAAAACTCTACGGCGAGCTTATGCTCCGGCAGCAGGATGTCAATCTCCTTTGGGGCGATTATAGTCCGATCCCGGCGAACGACCGTAGTAAAAATCGAAAGGAAGGCCGCGAGCGCGTCTTCAGGAGCGGACTTCACATTATTGCAGCTGGGGCAGCCCTGACCTGCGAGGTGTTTACCTGCTGCCTGCTCGAAATCACCGTGTTTTGGGCACCGGACTCGAACTTTCTGCCGGGCTGTAACGTATCCATGATCGCTGTAGTCGTAGCGGGCGCCATGAACGGCCCTGGCTCGCTCAACAAACCGGCCACGAAAACTATTTCGCTTACTCGCCGCCGTCTTCAAGCGACACGAAACCATATCCTTTTGGTATCCGCGCGTGCTAACAGCGCAAACTGGACATCCTTGCTTTCCGTACACTAATTTTATCGGACTAATCTCAAAATCTCCGTGCTTCCTGCACGTAACGACGACTTTTGTCGTCATATTCACATAAGTTGTTTTTATGTAGTCGAACCGCCCAGGATGCACTTCCTCCGCGCGACGAATAAACTCGTCTGGCTTCATGCGTCGGGTCTGCGCTCGCTGTTCAGCCCCGCACTTGGGGCACCCCGCGCCATCCTTACGGAGCTGCGCGGCATACTGCTGAAACTCCCCGTGCTTGGGACACACGATGCCGGTTATGGGGGCGAGAGCTCCGTGGTACGCGGCGCCGCCGAAATCATACCTTTCCCGCACTTGTGGCGGGAACTGAGCAATGACCTGCTCGAGAGTCTTCATCGGCGGCACTCCCTATGGGCGCCGATATTTATACGTGACTTTACCGGTCCGTCAAGGTCTTGAGGGGCGGGCCGCCCCCATGAAAAAGCAAAGGCCCGCCGGGGCGGGCCTTTGCTGAAAACCCGAAGGTTTTTCAGGGGGTTACGCGCCGGGGCTACCGTAGATTCCGAGCGGATCGGAGCAGCCGAAGGAGTACCGCTCCCGGGCCTTGTAACGCACGTTCCCTGAGTCGAAGTCGCCCTCCATGGCGGTCTTCATCGGAGTACGGACGAAGTGCTTCATCCCGTTCGGGACGTCGGTGATCAGGAACCAGGCGTCGGGATCGGTCAGGCGATGGTTGACGCGGTGCCCTTGCGGGATCGAGCCATTGCTCCTGAGCGCGTTCACGTCGTTGTCCGCAGTGCCGACACGCATCTCGGTCTCCAGCAGGCGCGTAGCAACGAACAGGAGGCTCGGCGGCACGATCAGTTTGGTCGGTCGCGCTGCGATCAGCAGGCCCCGCTCGTCGACGAACGCCGCGATGTCGATCACAGCCTGCTCGAGCGAAGTTTCGTTCAGGTCCGCGTCCACCGCCGGGCGGTTCCGGTTCGTATTCCCGGAGACCGTGGGATGGGCGGCGTTAAACAGCGAGACACCATCACCCGAAAGGAACGTGGTGAAACCGTTGTTCAGCAGCGCTGCGGCCTTGACCTGTTTGGTGTGCGCCATGGACCGGGCCAGGGCCCGGATGTAGCGGGCCGAGAGCGAGTCATAGAGGTTGTCCTCCATCGCCTCTTCCGTGATCGAGAACCCCATCGCGATGGTCTCGTGCACGTAGCGAGCGGTGAACGCCTCTTGCGCGGTGTCGTATTCGATAGCCTGACCCTCGGCTTTCACCGGGGCGGCACCGAAGCCCGACAGCTTCTGCTCTTCCTCGAACGAGCGTTCCGAGTTTTCGGTCTCGTAGATCTCCGCGTGTTCGTTCTCGTACTTGGCGTATTCGAGGCCGAACAGCGCATTGAGACCGGGGAGCAGCTGCTTCAGAAGTTGGGCGCGAGAAATCGTAGCCATCAGTCAGCTCCTCAAGCCAGGCCAAGCGGGTTGTTGTACGAGTGTACACCAACATTGAGCTTGACAATGAACTCCGGGAACGGATCGCTCTCGGTGCCACGCACCACGTCGATGATCCGCAGCGGAAGGGACGAAGTGGCCGCCAGCGACCCGCCGTTGGTGCCAACCGTCAGTGCGACGTTCGAGTTCCCGGTGGCAATGCTCGGCGAGCCCACAAAGGTGATGCCAGCATTCATCCCGATTGCACCCGGCCAGCCAGAGCCGTCGGTGCCGGAATTGAAGGTTCCGAGCGCCGCAGTGCCCTTGATCTGGAAGAGCGCGTAGGGGTCGTCCATCACCTGGATCCAGACATCGCTGGCGCCGCCGGTGATGAGGTTGGCAGGAGCGAAGTGGTTGTTGCGGAACTGACCCTCGGCGCTGATGTAGCGCGCTCCGGTGCAGACACCGACGATGCCCACAGTACCGGCAGTCGCGTTGCCGGCTGTCGCGGGGAGGACAATCGCATTGGGCTGAGACGCCCGACGCTGGGGCTGACCCGTAGTGGTCAGCTCGACAAGGTCGCCGTTGAAGATGCCGGCCGCGTTGTTGGCCGCCATCCTGAACTCACGAAACGACCCGCCGGAGAACGGCCGACCACCCATCGCGGAGATGGTGCGGAGGCCATAGGGAGTGGCAACAGTGGCCATCTGATCTCTCCTAGAGGGGGTTGCCGCTCGGCATCATTTGCCGAACGAAACTCGAGACGTCCGCTCAGGCCGGAGGACCGGCATGCGCGGGTCGGACTCGCGCAGGTAGTTGCGGTCCACCGCATCCATTTGCGAGTTCGTGACTTCCTGCTGGTACGCGATGCGGTCCTCAACGAGGTCCTTGGGTGCAGCGCAGAGCAAAAGACCGCCAACTTCGACGTTCTCCGGGAACCGCGAGCCGTAGTCGGTCATGACCTGCAGCTCGGGGTAGTCCTTCGCCTTCACGGGGACATAGCCCTCGCGGAAGCGCTTGGAGACGTTGATGTTGTCGGCGAAGCCGAGGGCCGACGTGCGGACCCAGCGATGGACCAGCCCGGGCTTTTCGTCCGGCACAGGGATGGCCGATTGCCGACGATACGAACTGCGCCGCTGGGTCGTGGCCCGAGTGGTCTGCTCGCGCGGAGTGCGACTATCCATCTTGCTGTTCCTTGAGAACCTGGGCTGCGTACTGTTCGGGGGTCAGGCCAAGGCGTCTGGCCAATGCAACGGCTGATGGGCTCAGCCGGACCGTACGCGGAGCTTTCACGTCGCGAGACGTAGGGGCGACCACGTTGCCCGTTGTGCGCGGCTGAGAGACGACAACGTCCCGGCCGGGGATACCGAACTTCTCAGGAAAACGTCTCCTGAGTTCTTCGTCGACGGCAGTATAATACGCTTCTGACCGCGGATCAACCCCCGACGCAACCAGGTCTTCAGCGAACCCGGCAGCGTATCCGGTCATCGCATAGTCCCGCCCGAACCATGGATTCTCAGCCGCCCAGCGTAGCGCACGCTCATCGACCTGGGGCCTTAGAGGCTGCGTTCGAGCCGGCGTGGGCGCCGGTATCGCGGCGGGTTTCTCGGCAACCCGATCGGCGTGCTGTGCGGCAGTGGCGTCGAGCTGCGATTTGCGCGAAGTCAGCTCTGCGATCTTGATCTGCGCCTCCGCTACAGCCTCGGAGTCACCGGCCTCGTACGCCTGCTTGAACGCCACCTTCGCACTGACGAGCTCTGCTTCGAGCCGTGCCTTGGTCTCGGCCAACGCAGAGGTCTGCCCCTCACCGAGCTTCCTCTTAAGCTCCGCGTTCTCCCTCGCAACCAACTCGGCGTACCTGACCGCTTCCTCCTGCAGCTGCAGGGCCTCTTCGCGCTGGCGCCGCTCCTGGTTCTTCTCGTAGATCAGCTTGCCGATGCGCTTCTGAACCTTCTCACCGTACTGGCTGAGGTCATCGTCGTCGGCGCCTTCAGCCGCTTTGACCGGCTGGGGTGCGGGTTTCGGCTCCGGCGCCGGCGCCGGGGTCTCCTCATCGACCTCGACGCGCAGCTCTTCGTTCTGTTCGTTGCCGTTCTGGGTCATTGCTCAGTCCTCATGCGCGGGAAAAGCCGCGGGGGTCATCGACAACTGCCTCGACAGTGTCGTCGTTGATAATGCGAAACTCCTTACCGCGGAGCTTGAACCGTGTGCCGGAATAGGAGCGGAACACGACAAAATCGCCCTCCTTGCACCAGGGGCCGGTCGGAAACTTCGCCTCGTCACGGTAGGCATCGGGGCCCATCTTGACCACGAACCCCAGCACGGAGGCCGTTTTCTCCAGGTCCTTCAGCCTGTCCGGTAGATACACACCCCCGTCGGTCTTCTCTTCGACTTCAGGTATGGCGATCAGCAGGCGGTAGCCCGACGGCTCAGGCAGCTGCGTTACGATTGCCTCGTCTTCAATCTGCGCGATCTTGTACATCACGTCCTCACGGCGACATTGCGGGTGCGCCGACCCCTGCGCGGACAACCCGCGAAGCCTATTCGTCGATAGCTCGACGTTCTATATCCTTGACCTCTTCGGTCAGCATCTTGAGCTCCTTGAGAGCCCCGATGGTCTGGCGGTACTGCTCCATAGTCTGCACGGAGCCCTCAGTCAGGTGTTGCGCGAGGGTCTCCTCGCGCTCCCGAATGTACCGGTAGATGAGCTGGAACGCGTTCATTCAGGCGCACCCTCGCCGCCAGGGCCGATCTTCGGTGTCGTGGAGTCGCTCCTGGCCTTGTTGTCGTCTCGGTTGATGAGGCCCGCGTGAGCGGCCTTGGCCAGCTCGACACCGGCCTTGATGGACGCCAGAGTCTCGTCGCCCGCGGTGCTGATGACCTGCGTAGCCAGACGGACACCGACCCGCGCGGCTTCGCGCTCGTCGGCCGAGGCAATCTCCTCGCGGCGCACGGCCAGGTTCCCGCCGGCCCTGAGTCCTTCGAGCACGAGCTTCTGCTTGTCCATCTCCATCTTGTGCTGCAGCTCGAGCTCCTTCAGCTCGAGCTCCTTGCGCTGGATCTGGGTGAGCGGGTCCTGCTCGGCCTGCTCGGCCTGCTGTTGTGCAGCCTCGGCCATGCTCTGACGCAGCAGCTTGTCCGCGGCGAGCGCCACAGCGCGCGACAGCTCGACCTCGACGTCCTCCGGCAGCGGCTTGCCTTCCGGCGGCAGCGGCACCCCGAGCTTCTTCTCGATCTCCTTGCGGTACTGCATGGCGAGGTGCTCGGTGATGTGCGCGGCCATGGTTGCCTGGATAGCGCTTGCGAACGGAGACTGCCCGACCATCTGCTGGATCTTCGGATCCTGCGCCGCAGCGATATGCACAGCAATGTGCGCCTCGTGGTCCTGGTACTGATGTGCCTTCACCGGCGACTGGACCAGGATAGCCATGTTCTCGGCCACGGGGTCCATCGGCTTCAGCTCGTCGGCGAGTTTCACGATGTCGCCCGCGTCCTGGATACCCAGCACCTCGAGCATCTGCCGGTGCAGTCGAGCGAGATCGTACAACTGCGGCGCTTGCTGGGAGAGCTGCAGCGCGGCCTGGTACTGCATGATGCGCTGGGCCATGGTGGAAGCGTTGGGGTCCGACACGGGCACCACGTCGATGGTTTCGACATCGAAATCTTTTTGCCGGTTGAAGTCTCCGCCGACATCGAACCTGTACTTGGGGCCCATGAAGTCGTGCACGACCCGCGCGAGCAGCTTCAGCTCCTTGCCCTGGGCCGCGTGCATCCGCGCCTGCACGCCCGACATGACCTTGAGCGAGCGCTCCATGAGCGCCAGCGTGGTGCCCACCGGCGCGTTGTTACTGATGTCGCCGACCTGGATATCGGCGACGGACCCGATCCTGCGGCCCTCGTCGACCAGGTTGCCTAGCAGCTGGTACAGCGTCTGCGAGGGCTCCTTGAACGGCAGGGGCATGATGGCGTCCTTAAGCGCCCCGCTCGGCACGTCCACGTCCCGGAACTCGCCCGGCATCAGTGGGGTGTTGTCGCCCTTGACCCTGGCACCCCGAGCCTTGAACCCTGCCTGCAGGTTCGCCAGCGTGCCCGCGTCGATCAGCTGCCGCAGGATGGATGTCGACGCCTTCGCCAGCCCACCAAGCAGATGGATAAGCCCGATACCGTAGAAGCCCATACCGGGGAGGTAGAGGTAATGCACAAAGTGCATGCGCTTGCGCTTGCGCGGGTCGTCCTCGTACCAATTTCGGCGAATAGAGAGGATGGTGCGCGACGACTTGTCGATTGTGACGACGTAGGGGCGTGCCACCCCATCGGGGTCGGCGAAGGGTTCAGGCAGGTCGATGTCGACGTGCATCTCCAGCAGCATGTGCCGGTCGTCGTCGCTCGCCGAGACCTCGGCCCCGGACAGCTCGTTGTACTTCTCCTGGATGTCGCTGATCTCTGCCGCCGGTTCCGGCAGCTCGACATCACGATAGAAGCCCTCGACCTGCAGTTTCCTGACCTCGTTCGGGTATTTGCGCATAACATGCGTATACCGCGGACACCGCTTGAGGCTGGAGGCACCGTAGGAGACCACGAAGTCTTCCGCTGGCACGAATACGGCAACGGGCTGGTCCTCGACCGGGTCGTAGTAGACTTTCTTGAAGGCGGAGCCGGCCAGCGGAAGCCGGAATGTCAGCGCCTCCATCTCTTCCCGGTACTCGGACATCTCCTCGGTGATGAGGTAGTTCAGCTCGGACTTGACCCGCACGGCCTGTTCGGCGCGCTCTCGCGTCATCTTGCCGATGATCTTTGTGCCGACGGGTCCCCCGGCCGGCATCATCTCGCTCATGGCCTGCGCCTGAAACCGCACGGCGGACTCGGCGAGCATCGGGTGGAACACCCCGGACGCCCCGGCCCAAGGCTGCGTTCGCTCCTCGATCTTCATCCCCAGCAGGTCGAGTCCTTGCACGTAGGCACGTGCCCAGGCCTCCCGGCTGCGCAGGTCTTCTTCGAAATCGGCCACGAGCTCCGAGGCCAGGCTCTGCAGCTCGCTGTCTTCGAGGTATTCGGCAAGGTTGGCCGTGTGGTCGTCGGGGCTACCGGAAGCACCAGGGTCCTTCGGGCCGAACTCGATGACGAGGTCGTCTCCGTCGAGCGCCACACTAACACTTCCCGGAGCAAGTTCGAGCTCGATGGAAACGTCGAGAGCGCCGGGGGCGCCGAGAGCGCCGGGGGCGTCGGAAGCACCCGTCGGCGCACCGGTCTCGGGGTCGTACGGAGGCCGGAACGGCACCAAGGGCTTGTCGACGTTCACTTCGTTCGCTCCTTCACACAGCTCCGCCGTGTGTACCACGCGGGCACTTATTTCAATAGTAGTCCGCTTTGCGGGGCAACGCGAACTTATCCTCGTCGCGCCCCAGCGGGGCGCTCGCAACGCCACCTACTTCAATAGTAGTCCGCTTTGCGGGGCAACGCGAACTTATCCTCGTCCAACTCATCTGTCGGCAGTGCGATGAACCCGCCCTGGCGGAACCGCATGAGCGCGATTGTCGTAGCGTCGACCAGGTCGTCATGGGGCCCGAACGGGAAAGCCGCGATCTCTTCGACGAGTTCTTCCGCCCAGCGCCTGTCCGGCACCCAGACCACGCCGGAAGAGACGATGTCGGCCACGCTATTGAGGCGCGCGGTCTTGTCTCCGCTTCCACGGTGCGGAGTGTACTCCTGCACAGGGATGCCCATGCGCCGCAGCTCCTGGTACAAGGCGACGCCAGCGGACTTCTTCTCGACGATGAATGCGTCGGGCTCCCAGTCGCGATACATCTGCAGTGTCTGCCGCTTCAGCTCGGGGAACTCGTACCGCTCCTTGACCGAATGGAGCAGGATGATGGCGCGGTTGCCTTCCGTCTCGTTGTCGAACACCCCCCAGACGGTGATAGCCGTGTAGTCGGCACGGTTGTGGGCCTCGGCCGCGGCGTCGATAGTCATGATGACGTAGTCGCAGCGGGGCGGCTGCTCCCGCTCCCATTTGCGCCACCACTCCCGCTTGATGATGGCGGCCTCTTCGGCAGTGGGCTGCTGCTGGTATTGGGCATTCCACTGGTACGCAGGCATCGACGCCTTGGTCCGCAGCAGGGCGGGCAGGTCGAAGAACTCCGGCCACAGTGCCTTTTGTACTATCTTGACCTCGCCTGTGGCCTCGTCGGTCTTTTCAACCTCCAAAATAGCCGGAAACTCGAAGATTTCGTACTGATCGGCACCATTCTGCTTCGCCATGTCACCGATGACACGGCCAATGAGGTCGTGCGGTGCCCAGCGCGTCGCGACGATTGCGACTTTACCCCCGGGCATCAGTCGCGTGCGTGCGCCGAAAGTGAACCACTCGTAAGCTTTCTGGAAGGTAGAGAAGTTCCCTGACAGCACGTCCTGTTCGCTATGTGGGTCGTCGATAATCAGCATGTGTGCGCCGCGCCCGGCGAGTGCGGCACCGACCCCGGCTGCGAAAAACTCGCCGCCCATGTTCGTATTCCACCTACCGGCACTCTTGCTGTCGGGGGCAAGCGTGACGCCGGGGAAGACTTCTTTGTACTTTTCGGTGGCGACGAGGTTTCTGATCTTTCGCCCGAAGTCGACCGCAAGGTCTGTCGTGTGCGAAACCAGCATGACCTTATGTGTGGGGTTCTTGCCGATGTACCATGCGGCGAAGTAGATTGAGACAAGCTGGGAGTTATGGGTCGGTATGTGGGTTTTACCGACGAGATAGAGCCCGTCCGCCCGGTCAACCTGAATGCACCGGCCCAAGTGCGGCTCGACTCTGCGAATGGCTCTGATTGAAATCTTGCGACGCATTGAAAAGGTCGCAGGGCGCTTCCGGCTCAGCACGCACGGCAGAGGCTCGGTTGGCTGAAACCCTACGGTATAGACGGTGCTGCGCCCCTGTACACCGGAGCTTGACAGTGTGGGTTCCTGTTGCGTCACATAGCCCCTGAAGCCAAGCCCGACCACGAGCTCTCTTATATCCTCCGCAAGACTGGCCGATGCCACCACGATCCGGCACCTGCCGGTCCTTGCCTCGACATGCCCATCCGTGTCCATCAGGCCCGCAAGGAGTTGCATGCGCTGCTCCTGGCTAGACCGCTTGTACTGTTCGGGTATGGCCTTCCGACCCGTGCGGTTCTTACCCAGAAGACCCAAGTCAAACAGGGCTTGGGAGAGCTGACCTCGGACGTTGGGGCGCGGCCCCCCATAGGCTACCGTCGTTACCCCGGTGGTCGCATGAACAACCCGCATTGTCTCGTGGTACCCGGTCACACGAGCAAACGCCTGGAACAGCTCCTGGTCAACCCCGGTCACTGCGGGTGCTGTGGTTGCGCCATCCCCAAGCCAGACCCCCAACGCGTAGGGGTGCAGGGGTAGCTGTTGCTCGGGGTACTCCAACGGCTCCGCGTCGGGCAGCTGCCAAACGGCGCGAGACCCCCGCACGCCTCCCGGACCACGCCACACATACGCCTCCAACACGCGGGTCTCATGAACTTCGACTTTCCGGCTGTTTTGGTTTTTCCGACTATCCAGCACGGCCCATTCGTGGTTTTCGTGGCACCGTATAACCTCTCCGTTGGAGAACTCGACCTCGACATCTTGCACGGTCTCGGGTGCGATGGCGACGACTCGGGTGGGTTTCCCATCCAAACCGAACACATAGTCGCCGGGACGGAGGTCTCCGTGTCGTCTATACCCTTGTGGAGTGGGTACCAACGTATCATGCGCAAGCTGCTTGCCGTGGCGCGGAGCCAGGGACACGCAAATGCGGTCCTTCCTTCCACTTTCTATGTCTTCCAACAGTGCAGCGAGCCGCTTGTGGTGTGCACCGACCTTGTAGTCGTCCTGCATGTGCTGGCAGAAAGCGATGAGATCGGTTTGGAGGCGGTGGATTTTCTGCTGCTCTGCGTAGTCTTCGACGAGCCTGTGCAGCTCCGCCACTTCGGCATCGGAGAGCCGGTCGACGTTCTGCAGGAGCAGGTCGATTTCCTCAGCGGTGAAGACCGCTTCGCTCATGCTTCGCTCGCTTTGCTCACTCTTCTTCCAGATCGCTGCGGCTCATATTCAAGTCGATCACTTCCGTCAGGGCGCACTGCAGGGCACCCTGCATCGAATAGCCGCCGATGAAGCCCACGATGCCGTAGACCGCACGGAAGTCGGGCCCGTGGTGGGCCGTGGCGATGCCGACGATATCTCCGGCACGAGCTTCCTGCAGCAACCGTTCGAGATAGCGGATGACGCCCTCGTGGGGCTCTTTGGCTTGCAGAGTGATGTCAGGCCGCGCGCCAGGGCGCAAGGGCACGATGTTAGCTTCGCTCATTCTTCGCTCGCTTCGCCCACTTTGTTCACTTTGTTCACTTCGTCTTCTTCCCACTTTGGGGTAACATCTTTCCGCGCCGAGGGCGCGACGCCCACTGCGTTTTCAGTTTTTTTCGTCTTCTTCCCGCTTCGGGGTAACATCTTTCAGCTCGGCGAGCCGGGACCGCAGCCGCTCCCGCAGGTCGTCCGCCGTCTGGTGCGTTACCATGACCTCGCTACGCTCGGTGAACAGGCCGACGTCCGTGATCTTGCCCAGCATCTCGAGGGCACGAATACGGATCCGCGCGTCGGGGTTGTCCGTCTCTATCAGCAGCTTGTTCATCACGAGGTGACGCACTTGCACCGCGTCCTCGACGATCTTGTGGCCGAACTGCTCCAGCATGTCGGCAGTGAGCTGCAGGGCTGCCGGGGTCATCTTCCCCATGCGGATGGGTGTAGCAGCCCTGGATGTGGTGTCAGGGTCCGCGGCGTAAGCAGCCACAAGCCCGGCCGACGCAACCTTGTCTTCCTCCGAGGGGGCGGGCATCAGCAGCCCGTGCTCGGCCAGCAGCCGCGCAGCGTTCACAGCAGCCTTCGCAGATCGCAGCAGGTCGCCCTGTGCCTTCAGGTCATCCCTGGGCGGCACCGGCACGCCCTCGTCGATGTCGAGATGCAGCGTCATAAGGGGTATTCTATATAACAAGGGTGGGTTTGGAAAGAGGGGTAGGGTGGGGGCTGCCGAGCGCGCCGAGAGCGCAGGGGGGGGTGTTTGATTTTTTATAACGCCGAGAGCGCCGTTCGATTTTTGTTCTTTTTTATAGCGCCGAGAGCGCCGAGAGCGCCGTTCGATTTTTGTTCTTTTTTATAGCGCCGAGAGCGCCGAGAGCGCAGGGGGGTGTTTGATTTTTTATAACGCCGAGAGCGCCGAGAGCGCCGTTCGATTTTTGTTCTTTTTTGTGGTTATTCGAGCGTATTAGTATTGTATAGCACATCGTCCAAAATCCCCACAGCTGGGGGTGCCCCCATAGTGGGGTCGCGGCGCGCATAAGAAACATATCACGCGGCGTGGTATAGCGGAAAAGATTGCGCGCGGGGTTTCGCGCCATGGTATAAGATGTTATCGGCAGGGCAATGGTGCCAAGCTGATGCAGTCTGGAAAGGGATCAGACAATGACGACCAAGACGAAACCGAAAGCGCCCGTGGCGCAGGACGTGGCGCCCGTGGCGCAGGACGTGGCGCCGGACGTGGCGCCCGTGGCGCAGGACGTGGCACAGACCGGCTTCATCCTGTCCAACACCCAGCGTGACCTGTTCAGCGAGTGCGCCAGCACGTCGGGGTTGGGCGATCGTGCTAAAGTGACCTACGCCGCCAAGGTCCGGGCCTTCTACGACGCCATCGGCGGCGCCGCCGGGGTTGCCAAGCTCCCGCGCAGCGCGGGCAAGGGCAGTGCCCAGCCGGCCGATTGGCAGGAAATGTCGCTGGCGTGGGCCCACGACTACCTGACCGCTGAAGAGAAGGTCATCTGGTTGTCGGATAAGCCGGAACACAAGAAAGCCGCGACGCTCCTGCGTCAGAAATCGACTGAAGCGTTGAAGCGGTTTCTGAACGCGTTGGATGCTATCGGCACGGAACGGGCTCGCAACACCGCGCTCGACGTGATCGGCAACTACTTGGACAAGGCCTTTCAGGCCTTGCACAACCAGCACAGCAAGGGCGAGGATGCAGTGATTGAACCGCCGCGGGCCAAGGCCGCGATGCTCAGCATCCATCGCGCCCAGCAGGAACTGGGCCTCAAGCTCAGCACGCCGAATAAGAAATGAACACCAAGCCCCGCCGGTCACCCGGCGGGGCTCCCATCAATCCCACGGAAAGGAAACGCCATGAAATATGTACTTGGACCTGGCAAGCATGTTCGGATCGTCACAACTGGCGAGATACTGTTTGTTACCGAACATTGCTCTAGCTTTTCACTAGCGCCGGACAAATATCCGCATCGCATCTGGATCCGGGCAAAACATGACGGTGTCATGCGGCTCTTTACGTCGGACGCCGATGGCCGTTTTCCACAACTTGAATTGGCCTAACACCACCAAGCCCCGCCGGGTGACCGGCGGGGTTTCCCTCCCCTCACACACAAGGATCACTGCCATGAGTGCCTATAATGCCAACGCCGTTTGCTGCGACAGCCCTTGCGGTACCCGCTTCTACCTTGACGCGTCCAGCGGCTGGACATGCTATCCGGATCTCGCAACCCGGTTTAACGACCACATCGCGACCATTCTCTGCAAAGAGCTCAGTGTTCCGCAAGAGCCAGAAGGCTTGTGGTCTAAACCTTACACGGTGTGTTATTACTCGCTGGACACCTAGTTCCGATCTGTATGAAACCCCGCCGGGCGACCGGCGGGGTTTTTTTTGTGTCTGCACCTGGCCCATATCACGCCGCATGATATGCAGCGCCGCCCCCGTCGCCCCCCGCGCCCCCCGCGCCCCCCCCCCCCCCCCCGCCCCCCCCCCCCCCCCCCCCCCCCCCCCCCCCCCCCCCCCCCCCCGCCCCCCCCCCCCCCCCCCCCCCCCCCCCCC